AGGAGAAGTAACACTCCTGAAAGTAAAGTCAACATTGTTACTTGTAGTGGCACTATTACTTACACCGAGTGCAGTTATACCTCCAGTAGCATAAACATTTCCTTCTATCTTGAAAGCATTATTAGCTCTATCCCAAGAGATTTTACCACCACTAGCTCCAGAACCAAAATGAATAGCATTGGTATTAACGTCAAAGACATTGCTCTTGAAATCATAGTGCCTGCTTAAATTGTCGGTATAAATCCTCGTTACATAGGCATCCAAATTTATCTCTCCATCAGACGATTCTTTCAGTCCATAACCAATATGGAGTGTATTGTTTGTGCGGTCAAGCATATTGCCACTGTTCATCCAAAGCTGAATAGAACCACCTCCTGTCGAACCCATCTTCAAATTCCCAGTGATGTTATCCGTTCCATTGAAGCTCTGTCCCCAGATTGTTCTTGCGTTGGCTAATCTATCAGCAGCACTGGCATTACTTACCTTGGTGCCCTTCACGTAACTGTTAAGACCACTTATTTCACTTGTTGAATGGGTGTGGCTGCTAGGTGTGAACGTGCTCGGCTTGCCAGTCACATTTTCCCAAGAGACACTACCACCACTGGAACCACCACTTCCGCCTGAAGCAGATAAAGTAATGTATTTATGATTAGTATCCCAATCTACATTAAGTCCACTACCAAAGATTATCTTAAAATTATCTTCGCCATTCCAACTTTCTGCTGAACCATCCTTATAGAAAGTTAAACTACCAGCAGTAGTACCACTGGAACCACTTCCACCACCAACAGGAATACCAACATCTACACAACCTTTGTCAGAATTTGGTCTAATAGTTGGTTTTATACCAGTAATACCTACAAAACGTAATTTAGTTGCACTAACCCAACTCTCACTTCCTCCTGAATATTCTGGTGTTTGTGCTACTTGTATAGAACCACCACCACCACTAATCTCAGATTCATTCTTCCAAGTATATTTAGAACCAGTCCAATAAAGAAATTGAGGAGTACCATACGAAGTCTTTCCTAAGTGGTCATTCATTGCACTCATAACAGGACTTAGAGCAACGCCACTTCCAGTAGAAGTTTTCCAAACGAAATTACTACCATCATAAGTCAGTACTTGACCGTTAGCGGTAGGGAAAGGATTGTCACTATTAAGTTTGGTAAGAAGAGTTCCCAAAGAAGCACTACCGCCTCCCGATGTACCGCCACCGCTGCCAAGAGCTGTTATTCCACCAGTGGCATAGAAGTTTCCGTCAAAGCACAAGTCACCGTTCTTGTCAAGATGGAGTTTCTTTCTGATGACTGTTTCGCCATTGGTTGATTGGAACTCTATACCGGTGACACCAGACATTTCGCCTGTAATCGACTTAGATGCAGGGTCAAACTTTCTTCCCCACCAACTGTACTCAGAGAGGTCGATGCTTGTACCACCGCCTGTATTGCCACCACCATTGCTCACAACAGGAGTCTTCCATACGAAAGATTGACCATTCCAATAGAGGTAGCCAGTTGATGTCGGCATATCCATCTTGTTCAGCTCCGTCACAAACGGATTCAACTTGATGGGTTTCCATGAATAGGTGGTGTCCTTCCACACACCTGCCTCGTCACACACGTAAACACTGCCATCGACTATCGCCCAATCGGTCACGGTAGGCGATGGCACTGCTTGCTTCAGCTCGTCAAGGGTTCTGTAATAATATCCCTTGTTGCGTCCTGTGCCGTTGTATGTGAAGAACTTGTATGAATCACCATTCGTCAAGGTCACGGTGATTTCATTCTTTCCACCATCCACGTTTGACGTGGAAGTCTGTGCGATGCTGCTCACGCCCACACCACGCTCACCTTGCACCACGCCAAAGCTTCTGTACTGACCGTTTCGAACCGTTCCGTTCGTACCAGTCCAAAGATAAAGCTCGCCATTGTAGAAATAGCCAAACCGTTTCTCCTCGTCCGTTGGGTTCAGAGGAAAATCGCTCTCGCTGACACAAGCCTTTGAAAACAATAAGTTTTGAACGGTTGAAAGCACCTCGTCCCAATAGGAATCACGGTTCTCGTTCACGCACCACGTCCCACGATCAGGATTCCACCAATGCTGCCATCCGTTAATATCCACATAGTCCCCATCGACACCTCCGTTCGGATATGCCCTGTTGACCTCATACAAGTTCCTGTACGTTCCCCTAAAATGCAAGGAGTTCTTATCCATATCAGCTAAAATTTGAAAGTTTACTAAATCGCTCAGCCAAATCGGCTTGCTGGTTACTGCCCAAGTAGATGCTCGCCGCACGGTATATCACGTTTTGGCGGCAAATGTCCAGGAGCGCAACGGTCAGTCTCGAATCATCGCCGACGGCCTCCACCTTAGCCTTCGGAATATATGTAAAGACTTCCACTAGATGGTCATAGACATTATCCACCGTACCAGAGACATGGCTGCTGTACCGCCCTGCCGTGAAGTACATCAGCACACGGTTGCCACCGCTGCGCACGGTCAGGAATCCCCTTGGCTTCTGAGGCGTGCCACGCCCCCACCGTGTGGCTTGCATCCTAGCCTCCTGGCTCTGTATCGGCAACAACTCATACAAGCTCTGCTGCCAACTTCTCAGCCTCAACTCATATAGGCGCAAGAAGTCCTCGGGAACGATGAGATAGCCATGTCCATCGGTGTATTTGTACTGAATTGACGTGTAATCTTGCTCCACGCCCGACACGGATGCCTTCACATGCTGTGGAATAAGAAAATCAGCTGGAGCCTCAACAAGCAACATGTTAGCCGCCGACTCCAGGCACTGACGGATGATGACATCAGTGTCATCCACGATAAGGTCATTCATGTCATCATGGCTTATCTCACTGATGGCCTTCCGCACCTCTAAAACTAGTTCGCTCATCAACGCTTCCATATACATTATTATATTATAAATGTTAGAAATCCATCTCCACGCCGTTTTTCTTCGCCTCGTCCTTCACGCTCTGGGGGCTTTTCAGCTTTCTCGTATCTACGCCAAAGGTCTTGGCAAGATAGTTCTTGGCCTTGGTGATATTCTCGAAGTGAAGGGCATTCTCGTTCGTCACGTGCTCTTCTTCATGCTTCTGCACCTGCACCTCTTCTGGCTGACTCTCATCGATGATGCGCCCAGCTTTCGTTAGCGGATGCTTCCGGATGCAGTCTGCCACCTGCTTATTGTCCGTGAGATAAGAATAAGCATTGTTACTGCACCGTTCAAACTCCACACTCTTGATAAGTCCGCTGGGCAGAGTCACCACAAAGATGAGCATACTGTTTGCTACAAATCTATACATATCTTTTGTGTTTATGGGTGAAGGGATAGCGAGACCTTTCAGCCTCAGCTATCCCCGATTTTCGATATATGTTAGAAAACTATCAGCTCCCTATTACGATGATTAAGCTGCCTCCTGAATCTGCTCATCGGTCACACCGTCTTCGGTGAAGGTTGGACGAGATACACGGGCATGGGCATCAGGGAATGTCAATACCCAGCAACTATACTCTTCCATCACCACACCTGCAGTGTTGCGAATCAGGAGATCCTTGGCGTTAAACTCGTTGCGTGACCAAGTACCGAATACATATTTGTCAAGATAACGAGAATCCAGACAGAAGGCTCTACCATCCATGCCCCAACTATTGAAGGCATCGTGACGATAGATGAGAATCTTTGTTCCCATGCTCTCAAACTTCTCGAAGTCAAGTTTCCATCCCTGGTAGTCCTTTTCGGTCTGTGTAATGATACGCTTGTTAGAGCGGAGGTTAGCAAATGCCTGATAAATCAGGTTGTCTACGAAGAGCAACTTGGTACGGCTGGAGTTACCTGCACCCTTCAACATGGATGCAATAAACTGGGTCAACTCCTTCTCGCTAATCACATACTCATATACCTGCTTTACCTCTTCCTTTGTTCCAGAAGTCCCATCAGGTACGGTCACTTTTACGGTTACAGGAACAAGAGTACCATCTGCCTGCTTACGCATCTTTGGCTCCCAGTGTCCAATCTGCAAATCCTTACCTGCTTCCCAGAAGATGCCACCCATCGTGTAAACAAGACCTACATCCTTGCCACCATTCGACATAGAGCGATAACCAAACAGTCCACTCAGCTCCTGACCCTGGCGCATATCGTCCATCGCCATTTTCTCCTGTCGGGTGAAGTCCCACTGCACCTGGGTCTTGCTCATACGGTCGATAAGAGACTCCTCCACCTGCATGATGAATCGCTGGCAATACTGGAAGCTCTTGTCTGGCATAGAGTAGTAGCTACCTGTCTCTACCTCTTTTTCACCAGCTGCTCGTCCCAGTCGCATCACTACCGTACCTACGGCAATATCCTCAGGAAGATCTCTGTTACCACGTGCGTTGTTTTTCTTTCCGTTCAGCGCATAACATGTAGGGTTTCCGTCATTGTCAACCTCAGTTACACGCAACTGCAAAGGAATCATTTCGCTTCGGTCAGTACCATTATCCTTAAAGCCCAGATAGCTGTTCACCATGATAATGTCGCCTACACCGAATACGGTAGGATTCTCTACCTTCAAGGTCACAGAGCCACCATTTGTGGTTTTAGTAACCTTTTCCGTCAATTTTGTTTTGATTGGTCGCTGACCGATGGAATAGTACTCGATGCGGTTACTGTCCACAGGAGTCATTCGCTTCGAGGCTCGAAGAATCTGGTCGATTGGGCAACTCTCCAGCTTCATTTCTACCACGGTAGGGTTCACATGAGCCACATAGTAGTCCCAGTTATTCATTTTCTCCTGCTGCTCCTGGCTTCCACCCTGCCACTTTGGACCCGTGCCACCTACACCTGGCCCATCCGTTGGACCTATAGGGCCACCGCCTCCTTCACCTGCAGGAATATTAGGAGGAGTTTCTGCCATAGCATAAGAGCTGCCACCACTCAGGATCATGACTACAATCGCCATCATGAATCCAAACCATTTCTTAAACTGTTTCATAATCTGCTAATTTTTAAACTATTAATTATTAATTATAAATTCTTAATTGAAGTTTACATGCCAACCATCTTGCTGTACACCTGTTCCGTCCGGCTCTTCTCTTTTGGAAGTGCAGGAGCACCACCGCCACCATTGATGTTGATGTTCTTCTTGCCACCCTGTTTTCCATCGTGAAGCTGCCTCTGCTGGTCTATTTTCTCGTTCTTGCCACGCTTATAGCCTCGCTCCTCGGCATCAGTAACAGCCTTGTCAAAGTCCTTGATCTGGAAGAGGCGCAAGAAGTCTGCCTTCTTCAAGTCATACCGGACAGCTCTCCATACGAATCCATCATCATCGTGGTCTTCGCCATCCTCGCTACGCTTGTACATCCATTCTATCAGGTCATTGATAGACTCAGGCTTAATCTTGGCTTCCTTCATGGCTTCATCAAGCTCCTTATCCTCTTGCTCCATGTTGGCTGCAAGTTTCTCCTTGCCCTTGGCTAGCTTCTCACTCGCATCGAGCTTTTCCTTCTCGCTAGCCTTCAAGCGTTTCCTTGCCTCCTCGTCACCATTGATAGCTTCGATGTAGTCCTGACCCAGCTCGTCTATCAGGTAGTCGATAAGGTTAAAGTCGCCACCATCAGCATTTTTCTTGGTCACAAGACCTGTCACCAACCCAGGAGCATGAGGATTTTCTTTCAGCATATTGTTGAAGTCGTCCATCTTTTTCTTGCTTTGGTCGTACTGGTCGTAATCGGTCGCAATTTGGTTAAAAACAGCCTCATCATCGTCCATATTCAGGTCGGGATAACGCTGCGCAAAACTCTCTCTGAAAGAATCTCGCTTCGATTTAACATTCTGATTATCAATCGTTTCTTTTGCCATAAACGTTCATTTTTAATATTTGTGTGCTAAATTAAGGAAAATTTCGCATTACTTTGTGATAAGTTCTGCATCTCGACGAATTAATTTTGTTGCATGAAACATCTAAATTCCATATCCGAAATTTACCTTAAAAGAGACCAGGAAATGTTTCTGCTCTTTCGGAAAGCCAAGAGGATGGTAGAATATCCTACCACCATGGCTAAGATATGCGATTACATCGCCCAGATGCCTGCCTCTTGTTATTATCTGGCTGATAGCACTGCCTATCGGTATATATGCAAACGCATTAAGGGCGAAAAACCAAAATTCGGAAAATACCAAGCCATGAAGGAAAAACTCTTCGAAGCCTTCTATCAGGACTTCCTGCGCCTCCGGCAGATGGATCAATACAAGAAATACAATACCAAGAATCTTGTGTATGTGTGCCTGGATCTCCCTGCGCCCAACCTGGGCATGGCTCCTCGCTACATACAGATGAAAATCAACCATCATTTCCGCAACAAGAAAACGTCATTCATAACTCGATAAATCTCTTCTATTATGCGTACATTATATATAACACTTCTCATCATCCTCCTGATGGCTTTCATCATTCCGCTTCATGCCGACATGGCTGTATCGCCATCAACTCCAATATACTCCCATTTCGTTTACATGTTCGGTCATGCCAACTTCATTCATTGGTCTGTCAATGCCTGGTGCCTGTTGATGGTACATCGTCAGTTCCGCTTCCATCGTCTGTTGGCTTCATGGCTGGCGTCCGTGGCTCTCTCCTTCCTCTATTATCCGTCCCTCCCGGTCTTGGGTGCATCGGTCATCATATCCTTCTTCATGGGCTTCACTGCTCCCTGGCTCTACCATAGAAAGCGCCTAGCCTTCTTTCAGATGCTCATCCTTCTGGTAATAGGTTGCCTCCTCCCTCATATAGCTGGCATCTACCACCTCATCCTCTTCGCCATAGGCTTCATCTATGCCAAGGCAGAGAGTTTCGTCCACAGAGCCAACGCCATAAAAATATAGGAGGCAAATCATAAAGTTCAATATTCAAATCTCAAAGTTCAAAGTAAAGAATGTCTTCATTAAAGGTACGACCTCAGCAGCAGATTTCCGATAAGAAGCTCAAAGAGATTCTTGCCGAAAATACGAGGAGATTGGAAAGTCTCCTCGCAAGCTATCGTCCCATTACTGGAGAGAATGCACCTGGTCTTCGATTCGAGTGTGTCATTGAGGATTTCTTGAAGGGCAAGAAACTTTGGCTTCCGGTAGAAATGTTGAAGGAAAAGAAGTTTTGCGCCATCATCAAGTGCGGTTCTATCTCTGCCTTCTGCGAGAAGTACATGCCCGACCTCGACCAAGAGAAGGCACGCGATGCAGTATTCCGCTATCTCATCCGTCTTCGCTGCAAGCACGATTTTTATTTCTTCGCCTACGCCTATGCCAGAATCAAGAACAAGGATGGTGGCGATGATATACCTTTCCTTCTCAACCATGCACAGATAGGTCTCACCAAGGATTTCGAACGGCAACGCCTTCATGGTGAGCTGCACAGTATCTTGATTATCCTCTTGAAGTGTCGCCAATGGGGTGGTTCTACTGATACCGAGGTTTACATGTTCTGGATTCAGATGTTCTGGAAGACCAACTGGAATAGCAACATCATCGGCCACCAGTCTTCATCTGCTACCCAGGTGTTCGATATGTACGAGAAATTGGCGAATGCCATCCCTACATGGCTCTACTATGAGATTGGAGAGACATTCAAGGAAGACTCTCGCAAACTCCGCACATCAAGCACTCAGAACAACATCAAGTACCTCATCCCTCGCTCCTGCAAGATACAGACTGGTTCGGCTCGTAACCCTGAGTCCTGCCGTTCTGCCGATGCAGCTATGGCTCACATCACCGAGGAAGCCTTTTTCCCTAACACTACAGAGTGGACTCCACAGAAGGTTGTCAATGCCGCAATCTCGCCTATCAATGTTACGAGACCTTACACCTTCATCGTGCGAGAGTCTACCCCTAATGGGCGTGAGAATGAGTTCCATGATGAATGGGTGCGTGCCAACTCTTTCGACAAGGACGGCAATCGCCTTTCCATCTATACCCCTTACTTCGTTCCATGGTTCGACATCGAGAAGTATATCCTTCCTTTCAAGTCTGAGCAAGAAAAGATTGATTTCGTTCTTTGGCTCTACAAGAATCGTGAGGATGAGCAATATCATGGCTCTTACTTCTGGTGGCTTTGGGAAATCAAGGGGGCAACCCTCGAAGGCATCCATTGGTATGTGAATGAGTGCAAGAAGTATAGCGACTTGGATGGTATGCGCCAAGAGTACCCTTCCGATGATGTGGAAGCCTTCCTATTCTCCGGCACAACCGTCTTCGACCCTTACAAGTTGAAGGAAATGGAAGAGGACTGCAAGGGCATCGAGCCTATCATGGTGGGCGACATCGAAGGTGATTCCTACGATGCTGCCGATGATGCTTGCATGAACAATATCCGCTTCGTGGAGCGTTTCGGTGGACCTCTTAAGGTATGGGCTGGACCCGACAACTCCGAGATTGTCAAGCATCGTTACATTGTTGCCTGCGATATTGGTGGATCACATAAAACCTCCGACTTCTCAGATATAGTTGTCTTCGACCGCTACGATGAAATCTACGGTGGCGTTCCCGAACTGGTAGCCGAATGGCATGGCCACTGCGATGCCGATCAGTTAGCCATGCGTTGCGCCCAGATAGCTCATTTCTATAATGATGCTTATCTGGTCATAGAGAACAATACCGCTTACTCTCGCATGAACAATACTGAGGGTAATCAGTCAGAACTGTTCTTCCCTATCCTCCTCCCACTCTACGACAACCTGTATAGTGCCTCTCAGTCAAAGTTGAAGAAGGTGAAGAATATAGAGATGAAATGGGGATTCAATACAAACAAGAACACCAAGGTGGCAGTAGTAAAAACGATGGCAAGAATCATCCGTGATGGTGGCTATATGGAGCGAGAACTAGCAGCCATAGATGAATGCACCTATTTCCTCTATTACAAGCAAAACGACTGCTACGGTGCCATAGCCGGAAAGCATGATGACCGAGTGATGGCTAGAGCCATTGCCCTCTACGTAGAAAAGGACATGCCAGCCCCGGAAATCATCCCATTCCGCTCAAAGTCCGATATAGAGCGAGAACGCCTCCGCAACCGCCCTCCAGTAGTAGCCGAGTTAGCCGGAATAGGTGGCAGTTAAATAGGTAGCAGCTAAGATAGTTTCCCCCTCTGAGCCTCCGTTCCAGGCGATTCCATCGCCTGGCTCCCAATAAGTAAGTTAACAATTAAAAATCAAGAAAAAATGAAAAAAGTTTATCAAAATCATCTTCGCAAGATGCTGATAGCCATCTACCAGCCAGTAATCACTCGTATCGAGCTCATCCGCTCCACCCGAATGTGGCAGAAAGGCGTCAAAGCCACCCTAGCCAAGTACCAGGAAGGAGGTGCTCCACGCTTCTACCTGCTCTACGACCAGTCCCACAAGGATTGGGCTATCATGACCTACGACCCCAACCGCAAGCAGCTCCTTGCCTACCGTCGCCTAGTCCAGCTAGGCAAGTGGAAGGCAACACGCTACTTCCGAAACGTGGAAGACATCAAGGCAGCCTCCTACTACTACACCCCTTCCAAGTGGGGAGCAATCGGTTGCGATGCCGACAACAAGGTTAGAGCCAAGAAGTTGAAGCAATGGCAAGAGTATTACATGTATCGTGTTTCCGTCCAGATGGAAAAGCTACGCTCCTACAAGAAGAAACATGGAATCTCTTAAGCCCACACAAAAAAAGGAAGAGAAAGCCATCACGGTTTCCTCTTCCTCAACCTTTTTACATTTAAACTAAAAAACTTAAAGTCTATATATACAACGTTATAATTTTTATGTAGCTGTAGATGCCGATGGCAAAGCAGCCAAGTCATTTGTACCGCTGTTTCCATCTTTCAGATGTGCTGCTGGCGTACCAGTCTGCTGTTGCCCTGCTCCAGCAATAGGCATTTCGCCATTTGCTTGCTGCTGCGCTTGCATGGCTTCTAGCTTCTCCAACTGCTCCTTGAAGTACTTCTTCATTCTGTTCGTACCAGGGAATTGTCCTACGGTCAGCATCGTATATGGGTCCATCTTACCGCTGGTCATGAAGTTCCAAGCCATATCGTTGTTCGTGGCCCTGATAATTGGGCTGTAAGCATCCAGGTCGATGGCTACGTCCAGATCCATATCCCTCATGGTCTCCGGATTGAAATGTATCTCGAAGTCATCCCCGGTCAGTTTCACGCTGTCCGCTGCGGTGCAGAACTCCTGAATCAGGTACAGCTTCTTCTTGGCGATTCTCACCTTGTAGTTATTGAAACTCTCCACAAAGTCCTGAATGGTGGTGGATGATGCCTCTCTCTCCAGCTGATACTGCTTTCCGCTGGTGTTGCGATGCTGTCCCTGCAGAGCACCCTGCACGCCTGTACCCTCTCCTGCCATAGTCTTGGCAAAATTCACCATGAAGTCAACTCCTGCCGGAATACTCTTGTTGACCAAAGTCTGCGGTGGCTTACCTCCATTCTTGGAGTTCCACAAGATAATGCTATCAGTTTTGGTATAGTTCACCTGCATTTCATCAATGCTCTGTTTCTCGCTCAGAGCATTCTCGTCCACAAGCATCGTACCCTTGGCACCATTGGCCACGATGAAGTTAATCATCATCATATAATGGTTCAAGGTGCGCTGATTGTTCTCGGCACGCATAGTGAAACTTCTTACCTCGCCATTCAAACAAGGATATGCCACGAAGGTATATGGCATGATGGAAGTCCTGAAACCGTCTCTCAGCACATAGTAGGGCGATTCCCTCGCATCCAGCAGATAGCCATTCGGTGTAAGGTATCTTCTGAACCAATACGTTTCAGCCTCAGCCTTCATTTCGATGGTTTTCAACTCCGATGGGTCCACATAATAGATAGGCTCACCGTTCTCATCGAGCACTGGCAGACCGTTCTCGTCCTTCATGATGTTGGCTTCCTCCAGCTTCCGCTTCTTCTCCTCGTAGAAGGCTCGTTGGTCGGGAGAGGCATAGCCACATGTCCCGGCATCCCAGTCATGCACCCAGATGGCTGGTCGGGTCTCTTTCGTCCATATCTCCAATACCCTGTACTTGCCGATTACCGAAGAATGGGTGAAATCGTCTATCCCGGCATACTGTGCTTCACCGTTTGGATGATACGTCTGCTCAGGAGCGAAATGATGCTGTGTCTGCAGATAGATCTCGCTCAGTTTGTCCGCCTCAGCCTTGCTTCCATCCGTAAAGGTGGCGATGATTTCTCTCCAAGTCAGATCATGAGCCTCAGCGATAAATTCCACATCGCTCAGGTCATACTTGAAGAAAGGTGGCAAGGCAATTTTGAAGATGTCCACCATATAGTCAAAGATGCCATTCTTGCCATCCTTTCTGCCATAATAGGTTTTCATGCCCACAAAGGCGAAAACACAGAAGGCATAGAACATCCTTGCATCCAGCTCCTGTCTGTCGTTCAAGTTGTCGTTCTGGCGAAGATACTCATTGAAGAAACTGATATAGTCCTCCTCGTTGGGATCTACGGCACTGCAAGAGGCTGTACTGCGTTGCTGGCGCACAAGTCCTACGAGAGAAAGCAGCTTGTCGCCTATCACGTCATATTCCAGGATAGGCATACCCTTCATTTCCATATACTGACGGATGCTTATCTTCCTACCGTTCCATTCTATCAGCTCTTCCAGCTGTCTGCCCATCACGAAGTCCTGCGCTCGCTTCCACTTCTTTCTCAGCTCTGCGCCATCATAGAAGTATTGGCAAGCCCATTCTATCAGCCGAAGGTTGCTGTCTGTCTGGGCAAACCGCTCCCGGCTCACTCCCTCCAGAGAGTCAGGTCCAGGTTCGGCATAGTTCGAAATATCATTAATAACACGATTATCTGGCATAATTCTTAATTTTTCGTCAAAAATACCGCCTTTTTGCCGATTCTTAGTGATAAGTTGCGCAACTTAACATTACTTTTTCATATTTTCTCCTTATTTTTGTTCCGCATTTCAATTTAAAACGTTTTAAATCATGGGTAAATCAATCAATGTACATGAAGCCTGCGTCATTACTAAAGATGATAAAGGCAACCTCTCCATGGTAGGCAAGGCGAAAGAAGCCCTCACCACATTGAAGAAAAATAAGGTTTCCGTCTGCATTCTTCTCTGCGACAACAAGAAGGAGGATGTGGAGAAGTTCCTTAACGACAATAACGTGCCTTTCGCCTCTCTCAGTACTAAGGAGGAGACCGATAAGGATGGCAACACCAAGCATGTTGACCCACCAAAGGCAGATGTCACCATCATGCCAAGTTCCAAGGTCATCACTCTTCGAGACGATTGGCAGTGGTGTTTGGATGATATTGCCAGACGCCTTTGGGGAAAGGAAAAGAAGGAGAATCCGAAGAGTGAGCAGCAGCGCATGGATGACAGCATGGCTGATTACATACGCTGGGCAACACCAAAAAATGAACCAGATAAAGCATCTGGTACTTCTCTCGGATAACATCGCTCCAACATCTTCAATTTTCAAAATACGATTTCAATCTTTTTGTTAAAAATAAAATTTATTTGGAATTTAGAATTTTACGACTATCAAAAAGGGACTCGCTGTGAAGCAAGTCCCTTTTTCTGTTTGTAGAAATATAGAACATTTTTTAGAGTGAAGTAGCCCGAAGGCTACTCCATTCCGTTCAGCTTTTCAAGCAGCTCCTTTCTGGTATTCCGAATCTCTACCAGTTTGGCAGCATCGTTTGTACCATCCATTTGCTTCTTAGCTTTATTCATCTTCCTTCTTGCAGCAGAGATAGCCTTTCTAGCCGCAAACAGCCGTTTGTTGGTCTTGCTGTTCTTAAAGGCATTTGCCTTCGCCTTGTCAACATCCTTCAAACGCTGATACTCCTGATAAGTCTCCATGGTTCCGTTCCAGACGTTCTGTATTCTCCAGTCCTCCGTCACGTCCTCAGCCTTAGCCTTCATCAGGTACTTGCTTTCAGCCTTCTCCATTTCCTTCAAGTCTTCATCACCGTTCAGATAACCCTGCACCATGTCCAGAGCCTCCTTCTGGGTAAAAGCCTTGTAATCACTCTGCGAGAGGAATTTCTTCATCTTCTGGCGCATCTTCTTCTTTTCCGTGATACTCTTGGCTGCATCAAAGCGCTGGCAAGCCACCTGCAGCGAAGTCACGCCATCATTCATTTCCGCACTCTCCAGTGCCTTCACACTGCCTATGGCAGCCTTAATCTGAGCCTCAGCATCAATACCGTTGCGCTGGCAGCTCTGATAGGTCATCACCACGCCCTCCATGTCACCGCTAAGGATAAAGTCCTTGAAGTAACTCTGAGCCTTCCATGGAGAGAATCCCTTAGAAGAAGGGAAGAAGAAATCAACAGCCTTGAACTCCTTATTCTCCTGACTCGGAATCAGGAAAGGCGCCCAGTACAAAGCATCCTTGTAAAGCAGTCCGATGGTCTTGCCATACTTGCGCTGAATCTCCTGATCCGCATGGCTGGCTTGGAAATCGCTCAGATAGTTTATATCATCCAAGGTCATTCTCACCATAGGGTTAGCCTTACCTATCATTCGCTGTACCATAGGTCCAGGGAACTCCAGTTCTCCCTTATGATTGAAAAGGTATTCCGGAACCTCACGGAACTGCTTACCATGTCTCACATACATTTCTGTACCATCTTCATATCTGCCTAAGAAGATCTTGCTCTGCTGACCAAGGCTGTTGCCTCTCATCAGATAGTCATACCATTTCATTCCCTCGTCACCATAAGCCAGTTCATACATGCTCTTATAGCTAGGGTTGGTCTTCCTGATCTCCTCTGCCTTCTTGCGCTCCTTCTCCTCGTCCATGGCACGGAAGGCAGCATTGATACCATTGGCAATTGCCTCGTAGAATACCATGAAGCCGATACCATAACAGAGGAGTGCAGAAATCTGTCTGCTTCTTCTGCCCTCGTCCTCCGGTGTAAGAATCCCATGGCCAAGTCGCTTGTAGTAATGCTTGAAGTTCTCAAAGGTTGCCTCATTCCATATAGAACCATATCCAGTTAATGCCAGGAAGTGTCGTGTGGTAGAAGCATTCCAGTCTGGTGAAAGAAGAACTCGTCCGGCATAGCGCAAGGTTCGATGGCTGGCTCCCAACACATCCCAGTGCTGACCGCCAAACATATCGTTCACAAACTGTCCGTCCTCGTCCAAAGCCCGGCTCAGTTCCTCCTCAGTCCAACCCTTCTTCTTGGCACGTTCCTTGGTCTTGTCTGCCCTCATCCGGTAGGTAGCAAGTTTCAGTCCGTCATGAAGGAAATCCCACAAGGCTCTATCCATGCCCTTATTGATGAGCGAAAGCATCTGCGTTGCCACCTTCAAAGGCATAGAAGCCAAAGCCACCGTTCCGGAAATTCCATTTCCGGCTCTCAGTTTCTCCTGCACCTTTATCATTGCATCGCGCATATTGTCAAACATGTTCTGTACATCCGCTGCAGCATAGTCGTTGGTCGCTCCGAACTTCACCAGATGGCTAGCAGCCTCTTGAAAATCCTCAGGATTGGCAAAGCAAGGTAGTTCATGGTTTTTGGCTGTATCTACAAAGATATACTTCATAAAGTTGGCCATGGCCTTCTTAGGACCAAACTCCACCATATTCTGTACCATATAAACCTCCGTCAATGCGCCAGCATGGAAACCACTAAAACCCAACTCCAGTTTCTTGGCACTTGAAGCCAAAGTGTCAACGGTTTCCCAAAATGGTGAACTTTCATATTGTTCAAATACAACACCAAATCGTTTAGCAGCACTTTTCTGGCGATAAAGAAGGATTTTTTTACCTGTGATGATATTTGGTATAGTATAATCCTTTGCATTTCCTTTATAGACCCATACAGGACCCAAACCCGGAATCTCAAAGTACTTATACTGCTCCAGGTTAAAAGGAGGCGTAGAAGAAAGCAGTGGGTCAGAAGAAACGATTTCTCCATCCTCATTCCGCTCAATCACGTTCAATCCACTCAACTCCTGCAGCATCGTCTTGTTTACCCAAGCTTCGATATTGCTTCTGCTGTAGTAAGCCATCATCTTTGTGATGTCCGTAGTCTTAGGCACAAGCCCCACGCTGATACCCTCCATCAAAGTACTGATGGTTCTCGGCTTCTCATTAGGACTCTTCGTTCGCTGTCTGTTCTCCACATACATCGCATAAGACCGCTTGTCAGACTTTTCCTTGTCCCAAATATGGTTTACATAGTCAACATTATAGCCAGTTCCCGCTTTCAAAGTATGATTATCCATCAACCAGTCGTAAGTATAGTTATACCAGTCACGGATGGAGTCAATGGCTGATTTCATTTCAGGAGAGAGATTTTTGTAATCGATACCCTTCGGCACAATCTGCTGCTTCACCAGTGGCAATACATGTTCGCTAAGAATGTCCGTTCCGTCAATAGGAACAAAACCTTCCTCGCCCTGATGATTGGCATTGATCACCTGCGCCATCTTGCTAGCCACCTCGCTCACAGCCTGCGGATCATCATATACCTCCACCTCCTTGCCATCTTTCAGCTCGGTATGCTTCTTGCCAGTCTCAGCAATCAGATCTGCCACGTATGGCTGGATAGCCTCAACATCAGCCGGCTGGATATGGATATGCCCCTTATCAAAAGCGCCAGTGGCATTCAGATCGTGCGCCAGGTCACGCAAACGTCTTGGAGCCTCTATTATATAAGGTATAGCCTCAGCCAGCTTCTCTGCCCGGTTCGGCTTGCCTTGGTAGTCAGAGAGCAACTTATCAAAGGCACCGCTATCAGCCATTTTCTCTATTCTGTTCTTCACATCATTGATATAGATGGCATCATCTGCACTCGCCTCCTCCATATTCTTTCTACGATGGATAACGGCATGCTTCACGGTCTTGGCAGCACCCTCCTTGCTCACGTCCGTACTGGTCACCTCAGCCAAGTCCTGCATCACCTGCTGCTCCAGGTCATCAGCCTTCGGATTGGTCTCTGCCGGATAAATCTTACCCTCGTACAGGTCCAAATCCGCTTGCTGCTGCTCCAGAAGCTCATGTCTGGCCAACCAGTCCTCGTACTTGCGTTTCACCTCCTCCTGCTTCTTCTTTTCGAAGGCAAACATATCAGGCATAGGGTCTTCCTGGTCCTTCATGGCATCCTTCCATTTCTCATATTCGTGAATACGAGTCATGTAGGCGCCATCCTCTTCGCCCTCCATACGGATAGGCATACCCATAGGCTCCTCGCTAGCAAGATGATGTCGCTCACGCCAGTCCTTATTAAGCTGTGCCCATTCCTTCTTGCCTGCCTCATCCTTGTCGATGTCATAGAACATAGGAGGCTCAGGGTCATTCTCATCCTCGCGTGCATTCTGCCATTTGCGCCACTCCTGTACACGTTTCATGTATTGAATTGTGCTTTCGCCCTTCTTCTGGCGTGGTTTGCCCTTACCTGCACCATCAGATAGCGCATCCTTGATTTCAGCATTGCTAGCCTGCTTCATCATGGCTTCCTGCTTCTCCTTAGGCATATTGTCCCAAACATGGAGAGCCTTGCCAGCCTTCATCAGGTAGTATCTCAAATCCTTGTCATTGAGAAGTCCCGGCACACGAATACCCAGCTTCTTCAATACCTTGATAAGATAATGCTTAATCTTGGTCCAAAGAGAAAAGTCCTCAGCAGTCTTAGGACCCTCCTCAGCCAAATGAGCGATATACTCCTGCGTTCCCACATTCATGCGATCAGGGTTCTTCCAGTCCGGATCATACTCATTTGCAATCTCCAGAATCTTGCCGCGAGTGCTTGCTGCGACAGAATTATAAACGAAATTAGCGAATTTTCTCACCTCATCTTCGCCACCCAGCAGCACTTCCATACCCTCATGGCCTATCTTCTCATGAAGCACCGTTCTCTCCGCCTCGCTCGCATCAGCACAGTTAGGCAGATAAACATGCACCGTATGAGTCTCCGGATCATACCATCCGGTAGCCCCATTCTTCACTTCACTCAGATAAGCATCCGGAACCTCATCCACAGAAGTGTAAACCGTAGCCTCAGCACCACCCAGTTTGTTGGCAGTGTTCACCACCTGGTCACTCACCTTCTTCTGCTTATCAGCATCCCAGTCATTCTTGAAGATAGATTTTCCAAGTCGTGCCAGCACATTTCTGCCCGATAAGTCATCCTTATTCAGCAGAGGAGCAATCACACCCTGGGTCAACTGCACCGGAATACCATTGCCAATGATGGTATGTGCCAAAGATTCCGTCTTAGGCAGCAGATAGTCATCACCAAGTCCGGTAATTCTCGCCAGCACCCTGCCATCAGCACGCAACACCTTTCCACCCGGCATGATGATCACGTCACCACTCTTGGTTCTCAGCGTTGGCAGAATCTCATCCCCATAGGCATGAGGAATCTTTCCGTCTGCATAGGCACTGCCCATCACGTAAAGAGGCTTCTCCACCTTCTGCCAGTCGATTCCGTCAGCCTTCAATCTAGCATCCATCCATGGAGCCACACCGCTTTCTTTCACCGTCAGAGTAGGAAGAATATCCTCCACAGCCTCTAGCCATCCACCCTTGCGTGGTTGCTTTTTAGGCTTCTCCGGCAGTTCTCCGTCCTTCACGGCTCTCACTATCAGTCGCTCCCTGCTGGTATAGCCACCATAGTCTGCGGCATTATACACGTCAGCATCCCATGTGTAGCCGTTCTTATCCAGTGCCTGGGTGATAATCTTCATCGCCTCAGAGTCCTTGTAGCCCTTCACGTTCTCGATAGTCACCACTCGCGGTTTCACGGCATCAATGAAGTCGGCAGTACTCTTGGCAGTCTCCTTGTCAAGTTCCACCTCTCCACTATTACTTTTGGCCTGCGAATAGTTCTTGCATACAGGCGAAGCATGGAAATACTCAACCTCACCATCTATATGCTTCACCAGTTCCTTTGGATCCACGTCTCTCACGTCAGCCGTAACAATATGCTGCCCGAAGTTATTGCGATATACACCGCTTATCTTCCGGTCATATTCCACGGCCACTACGGGGTCAATAATGCCCTTCAATCCCTCTTCTACCAGTCCACCACCGCTAAAGTAGGTACCAGCCTTCATCAGCGAATCAGGGTGCTTCTTCAACTTCTGCTCCACGATAGGCGATTGCGCATTTTTACCATACACCTTGGAATAATGCACACCATCATTCTCGCCTCCTACAATTCTTCCTCTGTTATCGGTCTCCACAAACGGCACACCTCGTTTCTCTAACTCTTTTCTCAGACTTGGAGTAACCACATTCGAAGGCATAGTGATATTCTTGCCCTTGAACATATCATTGACGATAACATCAGCCACCTCGCTGTCAGGCACAATACGCACAGGCTTATCCCAACGAGAAAGCACCACTTTGCGCTTGCCTGTCAGCTGTCCTTGGATGATACCAGCCTTCCACTCTACTTCACCCACGGCATCCTTGGCTTTATCAGCCTTGTAGCCACTGGTCAGCTCGCTCTTTGGCACCTCAACCTCTACGGTTACGATATTAGGGCGATTCTGAGCCTCGCTAAACTGGTCATTCAGTGGAGTGCGAGAAGTATGAAGGTAAGGATTGTAAGCTGCCTTAAGCGACTTACCATTGCCCTTGTTAAGAGTAAACATACCCTTATCGTCTGCAAGCTCTGGGCGCTCGTCTGCCTGTTCCCACTTACCGAGTTCGATAGGTTCCACAAACTTGCCCTTCACCTTTGCAGCCATCGGTGGATAGAGTTTTCCATCCTCGCCTACCTGCATGGCACGATAAACCTTCACCGTATCTTCCTTATCCAGCTTCTTGATGGTCTCAGGGTCTTTCACGATGCTATAGCTAGCATCATTCCCATTCATCACGATCTGCTCGTCTCGGTTCACGTCCTCAGTCTCCTCAGCCAATGAGTTTCTGCGCTCCTCATCAGTCATACCCAAACGCTTCTCCACATTTCTCGATTCTACCTCACCTGCCAATTTTAGGTATTCTTTGTAAGAATCAAAGTCAGAGCGTGTACTTTCATTCAGACGGAAACGTTTGATGGCATCATCCATATTTCTATCTGCATAGCCACGTGCAAAGTAATTGAAACCCTTAATACGTGTTTCTTTATCAGGAAGTTCATCAGACATATCTAAATCCTTATATTCCTCAACAAGGGCTTTTTCTACCTCCGATTGATTATACTCACCTCCCATTTCCTTGGCCTTTTCTTCCAATTCATGAGCATAAGCACGTGCCTTCCACTCGTCTTGCGCTGCCTTAAATTCTTTTTCCATTTGTTCAGGTGATCCACCTTTGGCAAAACCCTCTATATACTGGATAGCATGCTGAATCTCGTGATTCAAAAGACTATTCATATATTTCAGTTCGTCAGCATGAATGGTAATGGTGTTGGTCTTTGCATTATATACACCATTTGAAGGCATATCATTCATAAAGTCATCCGTATCAATACGCACATCCTTCAACTGAGGATAAGCCTCAAAGAGTCCAGGCGCATCAATGACATCAGCAAGTTTACCATCATTCCAAAGCATAAAATCATCAAAACGCTTAACAATATGCCCACCGCCAATATCCTTCATATCCTTGATCTTGGCATCCGGCATTTCATATCTCCACTTGCCATCAGCACCACGTTCCCATCCGGTAGCCAGCTTGATAGCCTTGGCATCCTTCTTGCCTCGCTCCATCTCCTCTGCCACCTTCAAGTTATCCATGCGATAGGTCTTTTCTTCAGCCTTGTCAGCCTCTGCAGCACCCTTCTCACCACCAAACATAAAGCGAATATCGCTCTTGCGAGAATTGAAACGCTTAGAAGGAGGAATAACGTCACCCTCATCATCATAGGTAACAAGGTCGTTCAACTTTCTATTATTCTTGGCATTCTTGTATTTATACTCCTTGCCATCATCAAAGCCAAACTCGTTTGCGTCATTACCGTCCCACCACAGTTGAGTAGCCGGAACTTCGTCTTCAATGATACGATATTTGCCTTCCAGTCGGTTCGTTCCATGCATTTCTGCATATTTCTTAGAAGGAGTAACCCAGTCGCCATTACGCAACTTACCTTCCTTCACAGAAGTAGGAACGGCACGATAAACCTTCACCTTAACATCCTTCTCGCCATTCTTAATGGCATCAATAGCCGTATTGATGGCTTTCACAGATTCCAATCCATGAGGAGTGTTCTGCGAATAACGCTCAGGGTGAGAAAAGTAATCATCCGGCTGAGGAGTGTAACCCAAAGCCATATCCTCCAGGTTTACATCTGAGCCACTGGATTCCCAATCGTCACGTCTCGCCTTGTCACTTTCATATCCAGGGTTTCCCGGTGCAGCCCACGCGCCTACACCTTGGTATGCACTTTCGGTATCATCATAGCCCTTGCGTCTGGCAGCCTCATCAAGCATTTCCCTGGCTGTAGCATCATCACCCTTGGCAAGAGCATCCATATACTGCTTGTCAAGTTGATCATCAGGAATCACAGAAAGTTCCTCCAAGTGCTTTTGGCGCTTGGCCTCCTCTTCCTCAGCTCTCTTTCTAGCGGCTTCCATGGCGTTACGCTGCGCCTCCACCTGCTTCACGCGCTCCTCTATCATGGCATCAACGTCACCAAAGTTCTCCTTCAAGGCTTCATTTACAGGCTTAGTGTACTTAAGAAGTTCCTTTAAAGAGGAAATCTTATCTTCATTTGCCTGCAACAGATGGCGTTTGATATTGGCTCTGGCACGTGCAGCCTCAGCAGTAGAACCCTTCTTAATAGCATTGGCATACATCGCCACATCTGCCTCATCTACACCAAATTGCCGAGATACAGCCTTTATTTTATCCTCCACCGATAAATTTCCACCATTTCCCTTGGCGGTTTCGATATTATTTCTTATCTTTGCATCGCTATGAGGATTCAGGACGCTATCCTTTCCGCTTGGGTTATTTGCGGATGGAGTTAATGCCGAACCTTGATTCTCGCCCAAGGAATTAGAATCGCCTCTGAAACGATTCCATAGCACTTTTGATTCCGTCAATTCTTTCACAACTTTCGAAGGATCTATTTGATGTGCGCTAATCGCCACTTCCTCTTCACCCTGCTTTACTGTTATGGATTCATAGTTCAGAATCTTGTTTCCATCAGCCTTTTTAAAGGATTTGATGAACAGATATTTAGTCTGTCGTTCCGCACCTTCTTTTGGTGCAGACTTCTCCAGGATAACATCAGGACGTTCCAGGGTAGGCTTCAACAAACCAAATCTTTTGATTCGGTCGTTTCTTCCTGCCTTCTTGTATTGGTTTTCACCAAGTTTGATACTGCCAATAGGAGTAGTAACACGGCTATTCTTGCCAAATTCTTTCTGCCAGTTCTCTTCCGTATGCTCTAGAATCCGCTCTTGCTCAGCATTATCTGCCATCTGTTTACGCAAGGAAACGGCTTCATCCTTAGTCATACGAGACTTCACGTTGCGTGGGTCCACCCCATTCGCCAAGTCTCTCAACACAAGATTACGAATATCCTCCAAGGTCATTTTCTTAATGTCCTCAGGCTTCCACTTCGTAAATGTATCAAGAGTCCAATACCAGAACTTCTTCAACCAATTCTTTAATCGGTTGATGATAGTAAGCTCTTTAGCAGTGTCTAAAGGATTTTCCTTAATGGCATCCTTCGCCATCTGCTCCAAGATGGCAGCACCGTCCTCACCAGTCAAACGAGCAAAAGCCTCATCGCAAATCTCATCATCGCTCAGATGCTTATAGTTAGGGTCCTCCTTCAAATCAGCAAACAGTTGTGTCTGCTTGATCAGCTCATCGCCATGTGCAATAAGATCCGGATTCATTTCCTTGGCAGCAGTACGCCAAAGATGTTGATACTCATGGATAGGAGTATTAGGATTCAGATGCTCCTGGTTCAGCACAATCTCCTTACCATCAGTGTAGCCATAAACCACACCCTTGCCCTTCAAATACTGCACTCCCGGCTCAGCAACAGATTTCAACTGTCTATCCAAATCCTTATATTTCGCAAACAAGGAATCAAGCTTATCTTGATATTTTTCAAAGGATTTATTCCTGCAATCATTCCAAACATCATCAGGAATATCGTTTTCAGAATCCAGTCCATGCTCATCCATGTACTCCTTCATCAACTGATTTTGATACTCCACACGTTCCTGCCCGGTTAATTTATAAGCCTCCTCTGTTTCCTTCATCTGCTTCTTCAACTCATTCCTCTTATTGGTCAGCTCATCAATCTTGTATGGGTCAAACTCCGAAGGAAAAGAGCCAGTAAGCCCAGCCACATTGTCCTCAAAACTCTTATCAAGATTGAAAACCTTGTAGTTACCCCACATAAGTTTATTATAGTAAGAACGCTCCTTTCTAGCCAGTTCCTGCTTCTCAAAGTATTCCGGCATCTTAATCGGATTGCTCATATCCACCACGGCATACTGCTTCCACTTATCCGGGCGCAACTCCTTTGCAAAGTTATAAGCATTCTCGGCAGCCTTCTTCTCCTCTGGAGTCTTAATCTTAAATCTCATTTCAGGCTGATTCAGCAGCATGGCAAGATTCAGATTATCCTGCGCCTCAGCCACCTTCTCCATATCCTCATTGCTAACAACCTTCACCGGGATGCCAGCCTTCTTAAGCATAGTAGATACGGCATCATAAGCCACCTTCTGTGCCTCCGTCATTTCAGATGGCTCCACCTCCTTCACATCACGGTGGAAAGGAAGATTATCCTTTGCCTTCTTAGCCTCCTCAATATTCTCGTCTTGATTCTCATCAGAATTATATCTTTTACCTTCCTCAATTCGAGACTTGATGATACCAGCCACCTTTTTCACATTATTCATGGTAATCTGTGGCAGTACCGATATAGGATTCACATCACTATATTGTGATACATTTCGGTAGTCATTATCCAAAGGCTCTAATCTGTCTCTCCAATCACTGCCCTTGTCGGCATAAATCCAGCCATAACCATATTCCTTGAAGTCAACATGAACACCTTCAAGCCCTACATCAGCCAGAGCAGAATCCAATGCACTCTCAATAGCGTTAATAGCATCAGTCAAAGGCTTGATGAAGGCTCGCCTCTCGCTATATGATTCATCCTTCTTCTTAGCACTCTTTGCATACTCCAACTGCCCAGATAGATAGCCATGCCCAAGATTGCTTGCGAGCAGGGCATCAGTCAGTTCCTTCTGTGCCTTAGCAATAGCTTTCTTGTCACCGCCATTAACGGCATTTCTCAAAGCGTCAGCAAAAGGAGCAATTGATTTCGTTTCTTGCTTCAGGAACTCGGAATAAGCAGCAGCATTCTTACGCTCTGCCAAATCTTCCCTACGCTCATGTTCGTTTGCAGTCCAATACTCGAACTCCTCGTCCATGTTCCACAACACATCAGACACTTCCTTGAACTCCTCATCAGAAAGAGTCTCCAAGAGTTTATCCATTTCATGAGCAACATCAACTTCTGGTACCTCATTAGGATCTACTTCTCCCTGCTCCATCAAGTCCCAGTACTCCTTCTGCTCTTTTGCCAAATCCACAATCTTGTCAAAGGCTTCACTATGAGCACCGTCTTGCATCATTTCTTCCTCATAAGCAGCACGCTGTTCCTTCTGCACCATAGCATAGTCTGCAAAAGGCTTAGTCTTGCGGTCAGAAGACTCCAGCCACTTATCAAAGGTTGCCTTAGACACAGAAGTAACCTTACCAAGTCCCTTCCAGCCCTTGGAGTAGTTGGCAAGATAAGCCTCTGTAGCTGCCTCCTCAGAAGGATAGCCATACATCACCTTATGCTCATCGAACTCACCAGTCTCTGGGTTCACCTGGTCAACAACATAAACGTTACCATCAAAAGTATCAAGGTCAGCGGAATCATTGATGAACATATCAATATGGTCACCATCAACGCCAATTTTACCAAGAATATAGCCGTAAGTATCGTGCATGGTCACGCTCCAAGGCTTGCCCTGCTCGTCCTTACCGCTGCGAGTCACGCCCTTTGGTGTTTCTACGGTATAATCGTAGCCACCAAAGGACAAATGACCCTTTTTGTAATTGCCAGCCTTCTTCTGAGCCTCAGTAGGTTCGGTCTCAGTTTCGACAATGGCACTCTTTAAACGTTCTCCGAAGGATGCTTCTTGCGGTAGATGTGAGCCTCGAACAGCTGAGCCTTCGCCAGGTTCCATGCTGCCAGTCTCTTGTCGTCCTTTGCGTCCGCTATCAGAGCCTTCTCCAATCTCGGACTCAGAAGATGCTTCTCCGTTACCAACTTCTTCGCCTTGGCTATTTCCTTCATCAACTCCTCTCCGTGAAGAGTCGCTACCCAGGCTACTGCCTCCTCCATATCCTTCTTCATTGCTTCTGTCATCATAATCAGCTAATTCTGGTAAAATTGATTTGACATATTGTTTGTACTCTCGTTCACGATCCTCAATCTCCATCATACGGTCAAATTCAAGTCCATTGATGTGATCAAGTTCGCTTTCAGATGGCAAAGATAACTCTTTTTCGTGAATATACGATTTATATTTCTCAATTTCTGCCTGTCTTTCGATAATTTCACGCTCTTTCTGTGCCTCATAATACTCTTCCTCGCTTGCAAGTTCATCTTCTGCAGCTGCTATGCGGTTCATCAGAGCCACATTTTTCATTTCCTTCACGCTGTCATAAGACTTGAACATATCAAGAAGGGTATTACGAACATCCTGGTCGGTATATCCCATATCCTGCAAGTTTACAGGAAGGTCATTATATACCTTCACAGCAAATTCGTTAACCGACATACCAGTTCCTTTCTTGGCAATAAGATAATTGAACTTATTAGAATCATACCCCTTGCCAATACCAAACTTAAAATTACTCTTGCCCAACTCATATTGAAGAGATTCCGGATTCAAGCTATGAGGACTCAAAAATTCTGATACAGCCTCTTCAAGAGTCTGAGGAGTAAAGTCCGTAACATCAACAGAGGCATCCTTGTATATCTTTATTATTGCTCCAAGGTCATTCTTCTTGATAGCATCAGACACAAGAACCTTACGCTGCTCAGAAGGAGTCATACCCAGTTCCTCCATTTCCTGTTGGCTAACTTCTGTTTTATAAAGTTTGCTGAGTTTATTAGCTTGTGCCTTCAAACCCTTTGCTGCAACAGATAAATTAGTCTGCAGAGCCTCCAGCTGAGCCTTTGTAGTATTCAATTCCATAAGTTGGTTAGGCTCCAGCTCTGTTTCGCCATTGATATACTGATCCAGCATATCATTCACACCATTTATCTTGCGTTCCACATCCTCCTGGGTATGATAGATGTCCTTGCGCTGAGAGGTAATATAGTCGGTAGCCTCATCCATAGTTGGATATTGCTTCTTCAATTCCTTATCATCAAGTACGAGCACATGGAAATCATCAGATGGCACGATGGCAGTTTCATCAACACCAGCCTTCTCCACCTCAGCCTTGCGCTCCTCCGTCATTGCTTTCACCTCATCAGGAGTCATCACGCTGTTGCGGATAGTATTCCAGTTCTTGAAACGAGCATCAAGATCAGCAATCTGCTCATTAACCAGACTCAACTCATCTTCCACCTTCTTAGCCTTTTCCGGGTCAAGATCGGCATTTGTATCAAGCCAGTTCTGATATTCAGCAGCAATCTTCCTCTTGTTGGCAAGTTGCGTTTTGATGTCATCACGGCTGCCATTAACCAGATTCAAAAGTTTGCCATGGTCTTCACCATACTGCTCCTGCAAATATTCAGCAGCCACCTTTGCGTCTGTATCTTTTGAAGAATAATCAGGATGTCCCTCGCTCAATCCCACGATACCATCATTATATCGTTGCTTCTTTTCAGCCTCAGCCTGAGAAACTGCTTTCTGTTCACGTTCATCGTCCTCGCGATCCAAATGTTCATTGATTGTGTTGTCGAGCGCATTCTTGCGCCATGCTGCAAACTCCTCTTTAGATAGGGGAAGATAATCTTTGCCATCAGTAAGTACAATCTTTCCGTCCTCGCTATATCCGGCAAAGGTCATGTTGATATTAGCATCACCCTCCTCCATGGCAACTGTAACCTGGTCATTCGGTTTCAAACCGCTGCCATCAAACTGGCTGATAAACTGCTTATTTCTTGCATCTTTCTGCTGAGCCACAGCTTTCTCGATGTATTGATCAAGAGGAACAGGAGTGCCCTTCTCTATAATACTTGCTTTAGATACCTGCTTAATCATAGGCTGTCCCTGCTCATCAGGAACAACAACAAAGGCTCCACCATATTCGTTGTCTTTTTTCAGGAACACCTGTTTTCCACTATCCAAAGTAGCAGGAACTATGTTTCCGTCTTCCGTCTGGTATGGCCAGAGCTGTTCCTTCAAAGCCTCACCATAGCCATCATCGGCATGCTGTAGAGCATCAATAGCCCCCTTCTTGGCATCCATTGCCTCTACATACTTACTGATAGCCTCTTTCTGTGCTGGAGTCAAACTACTTGCACGCTGAGCCACAAACTGTTCCATATCTCTACCTTCATTATAGGCATTGGCTACAATATCAGGCATCTTCTCATTGTCAGCAAAAGCTCGCTTCAAACGTCCTGTAGCTAAATCACTATTATAATCGATAGCCTGCAAAGCCTCAGAATCCCCATTCTTATAGGCATTCTGTCCCATAACAAAAGCATCAGAGCCTGCAACCTTTGTCTCAGGACTTGCACCCTCAGCAGAAGAGTTTGAAACGTTTGCAGGGTTTGCAGCAACTTCTGCATCACTCGGAGTTGGTACGGATTTGGTACGGTCTTGGTACGAAGCAGGTCCCTCTGAAACTGGAGGCTCCTGGCCACCAGCAGAACCCTCAACAGGAGATACCGGGTTTCCGCCTTCAATCCTCTTCTGCTCATTACCATGTGAAGTATTATAGAGATCATCCATCGTCTGCTTCATTTCACGTTTCAGTTCGATGGAGTTGTAAAGCTCCTTAAGATAAGATTCCACCAAAGGTGCATATTTCTTATCTTTCGACTCCAAAGCCTTACGAAGTGTACCGCGCGCCACGCCATTGGAATCCTCAAACGTGTTGACAAACTCCCTCATCACAGAACTGTTCTCCAAAGCACTGTCATAATAATGACGATAGGCATTAATCTGCTTCTGCTCCTCATCAGTAAGGATAATACCCTTCTGCTGCTTATCCATGATTTCCTTGATGGCACCAGCATTCTGATGAAGATAAACCGCTGCCTTATCCTCATCTGTCAATTTCTCACCCATATTATATTTCTGGGCTGCCTTGTTGTATAAGCCTTCAAGATGCTCCTGCGTAAACTCATTGTGGAACTCACCTTCCAGCACAGAAGCCAAACCAAGAGTCTTCTCATACTCCAGTTTCTTCTCATCATTACGTGCAGCATCATGAGAAGAATACTCCTTGCGGTCGATTACGCCTCCATCCTTATTATAGGTTTCCAAATAGTACTTACCATCGTCACCTCTATATACCTCGCTATCAATAACAGGCGAGAAAGAAGAAGGTCGTTTGCCTTCTACAACTGCCATCATCTTAGCCTTCAACACCTCCGGCACGCTCTTGTCGTTCATCAGGTCCATATACTTCTTGGTAAGTTGCCCATCAAGTCGCTGGGCGTTTTCACCCACCACGGCATACTCCCCGATACCTACCTTCTCAAAAGCATCACGAAGACCATCATAGCCGAATCGCTTCAACTCGGCAATATCCTGATCTGTGAAGTCAAACTTCTTATTAAACTCCCTTGCGTCCTTGAATCGGGCATACTTGCCCACAAAACCAGGGAAACCAATAGACAAAAGATTAGCACCGCTCTCCAAGAAAGTTTCAACAGCCTCCTTACCTGTAGGCTTGAAGTTCGGATCCTGCGCCATACGCTCCAATATCTGCTGACCGGTCATAATACTGGAATCCGCAACCTTACCACCAACATCAGCAAGAATATTTGTAGCCAAGCCTCTTCCTTTACCTACCATATTAGCGATGGTTCCACCCTGCATGATGGCACCTACGGCACTCTGTTTAGTCACCTCGCCCAAAGTATTAGCGATAACCTTACCCACAGAAGGATTGTAAATCTTGCCATTCTCATCAAACTGGCCAGTACGATAAATCTCATCAATAGGCTTCGAGATTGCAGACTGACCACCAAAGGTAACAGCACCATGCACGGCTCCGCTCTTCAAAGCCGCAGCCTTACTCTTGCCGATAAGCACCTTGGCAGCTCGCTCTGCCATCTTGCGCTCCATACCTTTAGCCATCAAGTCACCAGCCAGTTTGCCCTCAGCCTTAGCCACCATGCTCTTGGTCAACTTGCCACCTGCGGCTCCAGGCAGCCAATAACTCCAGGCATCACCTGCAAAAGTCAACGCACCACTAGCCACATTCTCCCAGAAGCCCGGCTGATACTGCTGATTGGCAATATCTTCCAGCCAGTTCTGATAGTCCGTCTGCATAGCCTTGCGAGTAATCTTGCCCACAATAGTGTTACCCAAACCAGTCTTCATGATGTACTCAGCACTACCCTTAGGCATCATACCCTTAATTTCCAGCTGGTCGAGTTCATTCTTAAGAACAGAATTGATCATCGGCTTGAACTGCTTAGGATCACCAGTCATACCGCCATTCAAGCCATATCGCTGCATCACCCTGAATGCAGCATTGCTCATATCGTTCAGGAACTCCGGATTCCGGTAGAGATTGCCAAACTTCTTCTGCAAACCAGAAAGCACCTTTGCTGGATCCTTAGCCTCGTTTGCCTCATACTGAGCACCAAGTGCTGTACCCAGACGAAGATTAGCTGGAATATACTGACTTCCTTCCATTCCCTCTGTAAATGCCTTGCTACCTGCCTCCTGAGCCTTGTTGTACTCATCCACTACAGATGGATTCACATATTTATTAATAACGCTAGAAAGAGCCTCATTGATGTCCTGGTTCATCAGTCTGTCCTGCACATGCTCATCGTGAGCATAGAGACGAGTGGCGATACCCTCAGCGATGTCACGATAGTTCTGACCATACTTCTGCACAAGGCTCTGCACCATTGCTGGCTTCAAGAATTGAGCCACATAGTCATCATAACTGATACCCATGCTGTCTGCCTCCTGCTTCAACTTATCCTGCACGCCATGGCTATACCATTGCGCCCCGATACTCTGCTCAGCATCCTGCACCGTATCATCAGGCAAAGAAGATACTACCTGGTTGGTAACGTCCATGGCAGAACGGTTGGCATATCTGTACAAAGCAGGCATCACCATATTCACTGCCTCCTCATTGCTATTGGCAGTACCATCAGCCAACAAGTCGGCAACCATATTCGCAAAGTAATCGCCCTCCTTATCCGGTCTCTGCTTCCAGTTCTCAATATAGTTGGCAAGTTTGGCATCCATCAACCCCTCATTATTCACCACACCAGTTGGTGTTGTAACAGGAGCCGTATTAGCTGATGATGAAGAAGAAGCTTCTTCCTTCACAGGCTTTTCCTCACCTTTTACAACAGGCTGAGAAATCGCTGGCGATGGCTGATATGTTCCGTTGCTCGTCTGAACACCAGTAGGAATCATATCCAAAACTTTTGCTATAAGCCCAGGCTCCTTGTCTGTTGTTTCCTGTTTCTTTGCTGGTTGAGCCACCTGCGGCTTAGTCTCAGTAGAAGCCTTCTGCCCTACACTCTGAGTCGTAGCAGAAGCATCTACCTGCTTACCACCACCAGAAGTAGATGGAGCTGGCTCCAGCACCATCTTGTCAAAGTCTGCCTGTGTTCCCACATCATAGCCCATGTTCTTTGCCTCATTGTAGTACCAGTCACGATCTTCCTTGTTGTTCAAGTCCTTTTTAAAGTCATCATAGCTACCTACCTCATAGCCATTGTTCTTGAACTCATCATAGAAATACTTTCTGTCTCGTTCGTCAAACATATCTTGATTATTTAATGATTATTACTTTCTTCTCGATGGTGGAACCTTACTTCCGCCTCTACGTGAAGGAGGTACTTTACTTCCACCTCTACGTGAAGGAGGAGTCCGGTCATGCTTCATCTTTGCCCTAGCGTAAGCAGATGCCTGCTGTCTGTTCTTCTCGTTAGCCCAAGTGCCACCTCTGCCATCATTACCACCGATTGCCATACCATTGTGTGTAGCCCATTCATTCACATGTTTCTTGAAAACAGGGTCATTCACATACCTGGTGTTGAAACCATCCGCCTCCTTCTGGTTAGCATTCCTCTGATTCTGTCCCTCTGTTTGCGAATTGATATGCTTAACTTGCGCTCCCTTAACGTTAACGCTAGCCTTATGATCAGCAGCTCCGGCATTGGCATTATTAGTTTGAGCATCAAGTAATTTTCCCTTCTTGTCTCTCAAAGCATCCTCAGTCTCTTTCTTTGAAACATTCAAGTCTGCAGCTGTAGAATGTTGTCTTGCAGATTGAGTCACTTCATCGACCTTTACAGGAGTGAGAGCATCCGTTTGGTTCTTCTGTGATGCACGATATTCAGCTAGTTTCTCATTTGCCTTTGCAGCAGCCTCTGCCTGCATCTGTGCCTGCTTGTCTTGACGGTCCTTCCAGATATTCACCATCATCTGGTTATATCCCTTGGCACGAAGAGCCTCAGTAGCCTCTCTTATCTTGCGTTGGCGGTCGGTAAGCTCTTGTGCAGATTCTATTTTTTGCGATGGAGCACCTTGAACTGTACCAAAAAAGTTACCCAAGTGCATAAAAAGATTTCCCCATTGTTCCCATTTTGCTTTCCTCTCCGCTTTCTTCTTTAAGGCTTCATTGGCTGCTACGGTTTTATCTCCATCACCCAGAGTATTGAGCCATGGCAAAAAGACTGACCAGTTTCCATCACCATTCTTCTGGTAGTCCCTCATAATGTCATAAGGCTTCATCTGCTGCAAGATAGGATTCTGTTCTATCTCGCTATAAGGTCTACTCCAGTCAATCTTGATACCCTGGTTAGGCTCCACCTTGGTAACTTCCTCGGTTGACTGCTGGGCAAAAGATTCCTTGCCACCATTCCCAGTAATACCGGTCGTATCTATGTCTGTACCCTTTCCCGGTTCTGTATCAGTTGTCTGAACAGGTACTGCAACCTCCGGCTTCACCGCATTATCATCAGGGAAATCAGTAATAGGAGTTGCTGCTGTTGCCGGACGTTTAGGAGTTAAATCATCCAATATAAATCCCATAATTACCTCCTTCCTTAAATTGGCAATGCACTTGCAGCTCCAGCCAATGCACCAGTGGCATCTGTAATCCCCTGTGCTGTAGAAAGAGCCTTCTCCTTTTTGGCAGTGGCGATGTAGTTAGTCATCTGGTCTATCTGCGAATCAGCAGTATTCCACACATTTTCTTTGGTCTGAGCACCTTGCACAGCCGCCTGCTGCATGATATTACCCACCTGCTCCTGGGCAGCCTGTTTACTGAGCGCAACCGCTTCATCAGAACCGCCACTAACAATATTGGTGTTCTTTGCGGTTGCTGTTGCATTATCCAATACCTTCTGGGCATTGGTTACGGCTACTTGATTTTCCGCAGATTGAGTAGGGTCCTGATAATACAAGTTATCACGATGATCCTTCACCTGTTGCATACGGTCTTGAAACATGTTGATATAATCATTATATCCCTTGTTTCTTGCTTTAGCTGCTAAGGAACCGCCTACAGCAGAGATTGCACCACCTAAAAGTCCGCCAGCAGAGCCTTTAAGCCCTCCGACAATTTTTCCAATTAATCCCATAAAATTCGAATTTTAATGTTTAAACTGGTCAAAAGTAATGCGTTTTTCTTACCTATCTGTGATAAGTTCCGCAGCTTGAACACCAAGTTTCGTAATTTCTTCCTATATTTGCACCCGAAAACTATCAGTAAACATTAAAAATCAATAGAATATGGCAGTAAAACAAGACAATAATAATGAGCCGAAGCCAAAGAGGAAGAAGACTGGCGGACGTAAGGCTGGCACACCTAATAAGGTTACCAAAAGTGTTCGTGAGAGCCTACGTGATGCCCTTACTGGCTACATCAATGGTATCAATGAGAAGAACTATTCACTTTTCACGGATCTCATGCAGATTGACGAGCCTGCCGGACGTCTGGCGATGGTGGCAAAGTTCCTTCCATACGTGGCTCCAAAACTCCAGTCTGTATCGTTCAATAATGATGAATCCAGAAACTTATCTGTAGAGGAATCTTTCATGCAGTTGGAAGAGAAATTTGAGAAACAAGAAACCACTATCAACATCAAAAATCTCAAAATTGTTAATAATAGCTAATTATAAAAAATGGGTAGCCCTCTCTAAATTTTCTTCAACTTTAGAGAAGACTACCCTTGACTTGGTTATCGAGCAAAAACGCTCCATTTTAACTTATATTGTGTCAATTTTAATCTGTATTAACACAAAATAGCTATTTTATGTCCCTGACTCGTTCAAAGTACTTCGTCTGGTTCTTGGTGATATTCTTCACCTTAATCTGTATCGTGCAGTTCTTAGGAACAGTATCATTTATGCTGACCATGAGCTGCTCTATTATCTCATCTGTGTTCCGATAGCCCTTGCCATCCACATGAGCCACAACCTCACCCATAAAGTAAGCATCAGCACAGAGTTCAAATGTTTCTTCCACCTTATCGAATACAGGCACATGATGTTCCTCCAGGCGTTTACTCTTGTCATTAGTGAAAAATATCTTCTCCACTACCTTCTCATTTAATTCCCATGCTCTAGAGAAATCAGGTTTCACATAGCCCATGGTAATCTTGTGGGTACTTATATGGTTCATAGCAAAGCCTATCTCTTCATAATTGGCACCAACATCATTTTGGGCTATTGTAGCCCAGGTATGGCGAAAAGTATAAGGTGTTATCTTCAAATCAACATCCTTCAAGGTGTTGATACAGAATTTCTTCAGGAACAGACACAAATTACCATCCATCGACCTGCTACATCCATAGCTTTTATGGAAATTAAACAGATATGGGTCTTCTTTATCTGAAAGATACTTAGTCATCGTAGGTATGAGCATATCAGGTACTTTCATTTCTATATAGGCTTCATCAGCTCTAACCGTCCGTGTCTTTTGTCGCTTATAATGCAAAATACCATCATAATAATCAACCTTTTTCATTTCATACAGGTCAGCCACATTAATTCCAGCAAGACACAATACCATCTTGCACACATCCACAGCCAAACATTCGGTCTTAGAAGAAGGAATTACTGAAAAAATCCTTCTGCAATCTTCCATCAAGATAGCACGCTTTTTGGGAATAGCATGCTTATGATACTCAACTTTAGTCCAAGGATTCACCTTTATCCTTACGATGTCGTTATCATAATCATTATATTTAGCCACACCTGCCTTGAACATTTTTTTTAGAAACTGAGGATAATAAGATTTCTTTGCCTTGGAATCCTTCATACTATCTATCCAGCCTTGCACAAGTTTGGTGTTCAATTCACTAAACATCACTTTCTTTGAACCACAATATTTTTCTATACTATTCAAGGTATTGTGATAATTTACGAGAGACTGAGGCTTCAATGTTTCAGACAATTCACCAATGTATTCTCTAGCGAAGTCAGAAAAACACACATCTGCATCATTTTGCTCCAGATAGTCCCTAACCTGTTCAGCACTCCAAGAACGGATGTCTAGCTTATTTAGCTTGAACATCCATTCTTCAATAGTTTGGTTCAGCGAATTTAGCACAAAGGAATCCCTCACATCATGAGAACCTTTCACGATGCCCTTCTGCCCCACCATCTTGCTCGTCTTGATATAAAGCGATCTACGATTGTGAGTCATTCGGATATACACTTGGTAAAAGCCATCAGATCTCTGATGTTGAACAACAATTTTAAATGTAGCCATAGTAATTTTATTTTCAAAGCAATTTCAAAACAAACGCTCTTGTTTGTCACGTTTAACGTGTCAAACGTTTCTAAAACACTATATTTGTGACTATCTAGGAACCAGGCATTTACGCCAATTCTCTAAATATCAAGCAATTACAAAAACATGCTCTCCAATTTCCAAACCAAATTCATAATATACTGTATTTACTAACATTTCTGCGTTTCTTTCGAAACAATTTATAAACTTTATATTAATTATATTTTACTTCTAAACATCATAACTATCAATCCTCAACAACCATGTCACCTACGTAATGAGTCTTTAAGTTATGGTATTTACCATTTTTCTTAAACGACACAACAATATCCACTGTATATATGTTGTTTCTTTTAGAAATCTGCAAATAACTATCTTCACTCACATCTGATTTAGAATTGATCCAAAAGTTATCATAGCCGGAAATCGTATATCCAGTATAAGAGCTTAATGATATTTTTGTTCCTGTCTCATAATGTGGAAGAAAGACTTCTAGACTTCTCTTTGAACTAGATACTAACTCAAAACCATAAAAGTCTCCTGTACCTCGTGTAGGTTGTTGCTCTATGATAGAGTAATCTCCTGCCACCATTTTTAATATAGGTTCCTTAACTCCATCAACTTCTATGAAGTTACTTGATGCGTCTTGATTATCATCTTTGCTGCAAGATGTCACCAACAACAAGGCAAACATCATGAATAATAATATAAACTTCAATTTCATAATTACTTTATTTATATTGATTAAACTTACCTTACTGTATCATTATCTATTTTCCACACCATCCACACAAAGTTTTTCCTTGGTCGATGGCATTTGATTCATCTGTTCTTGTTATCTTGCCTGTAGTTCTCTTAAGAGCTGGGCAATTTCTGTCCTTGTGGTATCGCTTAGAACCAGGACTATCTGATACATATACGTTGCCTTCTGCTGTTACCTCAGTTTGGAAGTCATCAGCCTCAGCATTACTAGAAGAGGAAGACAACTTACCTATTGCAAAGCCAAGCATCAAGAAGCCAATGCAGAAGGTCACTAGACCAAAGCAAAAGAACTTCTTTGATAGCCTCAACTTTCTGTCTATATCATATTTACGATCTTCCATGTTCGTCATAATTACCATTACACCCTTAATTAATTATCATATTCTTATTTTAATAAAGAAGGATCAAATACTTTCTTTGGAGGATAAGATGTGCTGATATAATACACATTACCTGTTTCATTGTCCAAAACATACTTTTGATGCAAAGTATATCTTTTGTAACAATCTTCGTTGGTTTTACCGTTCAATGCAAAAACAAAGCAACAATAGATCACCCCAGAGGCTACGATCATACTTAACACCATATAATAATATTTGATCCAATTTCTACTAGATAAAGTATCAACTTTATAAAGATGAAAAATTCTATTCATAACACTTTTAGAGTTCAATTTATTACCGAAGCACTCCCAATACCTACTAGTTATATGCATAACTGCAGTCATTTTCCTATAATCGGGATTGAAATGGGTAAAAATAGATATACTCAACAAAGGGTTCAAATATCCATATTTTATTGCATCATGATTCGATGAAGAATTGTTAATAACAAACAAATTGGAATCCAGCATCCCCATTAATACATTTACTGCATCCCATACATTTGCAGTTCTGTCTGTGCAACTTTCAATTGTTATATCAACACATTTATTATTGTCGAATTTATATAATATTGAAACATACAGATTGGCATTTATCTTGTAACTAGGGATAATAATTTCAATCATATCAGTTTTGCCATCATATAAAGAAGCGATTTCCATTACGTGCTGAAAATCGTCACCTATCGTGATTCCTAAAACTGTTACATTGCCATTAGAATAGCAATTTATAAAATTCTTCATTTCTTTCTCATTTTAATTATCCTACATGTACCTGGCTTCTAGCCGAAAGACCCTGAATCTCCCTCAGCACCTTATTTTCCGCTCTTAGAGCAATCAACTCTTCATACATAGCTTGATCACCCTTTGCTACAGCCTCAGCCGTAACAGATGCGCCATTTATCAATTCTGCAGGTTTGACCCCCAACACCTCAGCCATTTTTTCAACTAGTCCTAAAGACAAATCACTTCCGGTCAAAACTGCATCAAGTTCATTTCTAGACAAGCCTATAGAAGAAGCAAAACTTATATTAGATAAACCTTTATCCAAAATAATTGTCTTTAATCTATTCACATTCAATAAAGAAGTATTGCCCTCACATGTTTTGCCGACATACAAAGAAAAGAAATCGTAGTCTAGAGCTTGACAGACCTCTACAAGTTTACTTGAGTCAATAGACTCTCTTTCGAGGAATTTCTTAACGTTTTGACTAGCTAAGCCTATCCTTCGACCAAATTCAGACTTTGAAATACCCAATTCATTAATACGCTGCTCTATCGCAAGTCCGATATTAATCTTAAAATATTGTACTTTCATATCCAAATAGCGTTAAAGCAATATAAATACATTGTATATTTCTTAAAATACAATACATTCCTATTGCGGTTCAATTTATTTTTATTACTTTTGCACCATAAAGTTAGTAAATAAATAAATAAGTACCAAATAAATTTGAAGAAAAATGAAGAATGAAGATAAAAAAGTTCCAGATGCGCCAGATAGGCTATACGTTTTTCCATGCCACACTGGACTTACATGCGGATTGTTAGACCAGTATGGAAGCCAACATGATTACCCGGTTTGGCAAGGTATGGCGGTCAGAGCAAGTGCAGATGATGTGCTTTACATAAACATATCCAAAGTCTGGCATACAGGAAAAGAACTTCCAAAAAGCAACGACGTATATTGCCTACTTGATTATGCTGATGGCTTGACTATAGAGGTGGGTCATACGTACACAGACATTGACGGTTCACGCTGCTGGCTCACAGACTCTGGCGGTCATCTTTTTGAAGAGATTGTTCAATGGGCGTACCTCGAAGATCTAGTTCCAGCTTTAGTTAACTATAAAAAATAGGCACAAAATGAAAAAGATAATGTTCAATGACCAGTACGGTCTCACCGAAGCTGTTCTAGATGGTCGCAAGACTCAGACCAGAAGAATCGCTTATGAAAAGCATTTCAAGCATATCCGTAGCTGCGGCTTCTGTACGGAAGGAAAAGACAAAGGCAAGCTCGCCATCAATGATGGAAATGAGATTGTGGCAAAGTCCACTTACAAAATAGGTGAAGTCGTAGCAGTCGCACAAAGATACTGCGACATTCCGTTTGCCAATGATATATTCATAAGGGCAGTTCCCATAGGATGGTCAAACAAGATGTTTGTGAAGTCTGATTTGATGCCTCATCAAATTAAGATTACCGATATTCGGTGTGAAAGACTACAGGACATCAGCACCGATGACTGCATGAAAGAAGGAATCTACTGTTCCATGGTTTGGTCTCATGGTTCCTATTCATACGATGCCACTAACGATAGCAAACGTAAGAAATGGTGGTACAGAACTCCTATCGAAGCATACAAGATGCTCAGCTGTAAGCTCCACCTCCATTGGGGTAGCAATCCTCTCGTTTTCGTTTACGATTTCCAACTAATAAAATAATAATTAAAATCAAGCAATATGTCAGAAGAAAAAGTACCACTCAGACCTCAGATCAGAGAACTGGAGTTGGGTAAATCAATCAGTTTCCCTATCCAGAGAATGAGAACGATCAAGACAACCTGCTCGGAATTAGGAGTAATTTACTGTCGTAAGTTCAAAACTAAAATCAACCGGGAGAAAGAGATCATCACAGTTACAAGAACCAAATAAAAACAATAGTCATGAACGAAGTAGTACAAATCCAGTTTGCAGATAAGATGCTATCCTTTGATACATTCCTGTCAGCCATACGCAACGTTGTGAAAGAAGAAGTCTGCAAGGCTGTGGGTAAACGTCCGTTCCTCACACAAGCCAAGGCATACGACATCTACGGAAGAAAAAACGTTGAGCGATGGAAACGTGAAGGAAAGGTGAAGGATTTTGCTAGAGGCAGAAATGGCAAAATTACTCGCCACGAATACAAAGTATCAGAGCTGGAAGCCTGTGCCTGCCAAGTTCAAGACTATCTGTCCTAAATAAGATAAAAGATAAAGTTATGAAAACAATTAAGATTATCTTCTGCATTGCCATCTGGATAGTCCTTGGATGGCTCTACCTCAGTAAACTCTCTCAGGGCTTTCATGATGAGAATCTCATTTTACAGATGCCTCAGAGTACCTATGATGAGATAGTAGATACTCTTACCACTCGTTATGGCTTTCAGCCTACCGAGCATCAGATAGTAACTTACTATTATGAGCGATTCCAGAAGTAAGGGCACCTATGCAGCTCGCAAGTGCCTCCTCTGCCATGATGGGCGTAACTGCATCAATGGCAAGTTTTGCCTTAAGCACAAAAGATACGTGCAGCACCAGGAGAAACTGCCATGTGAATAATTTTAGGTAAACAGAAATGTGGTTTTTATATAATTTCAATCATCATGCAATCAGAAGAAGCAAAGTCAAAACAAAAAGAAAGGCAGCGAGAATACTATCTTAAGCATCGTGATAAAATGCTCGCCTATTCTCGCAAATACATCCAGGATCATCCCGAAAAGAAGAAGCTATATCGGGAAAATGCAGCCAAGGAACGAGCCAACGGCACTGGATATTATCAGAGATACTATCAGCGCAACAAAGAAAAATTGCTGGAAAAATCTAAGAGCTGGAGACAGAATCACCCCGAAAAGGTGAAGGAATACCAGCGCAGATACTATCAGAAGAAAAGAGCAGCAGCAAAGAAAGAAAAGAAGATAATGCTGAATCCAGATATAGATAAAGCAAAATCCCTGTTCCGTGATCCTTCTAAGGCTGCTCACCTACAGTGGCTCCTGGAACACAACAGAAACAAAAGTAAGCAATATGAATCACGCTAGTTTATTCAGCGGAATCGGTGGTGCTGAGGTCGCGGCATCCATGATGGGATGGCAGAACCTCTTCCATTGCGAGATACAAGAGTTCCCTCGCAAGGTGCTCCAATACTGGTTCCCAAATTCAGAAAGTTATGAAGACATTACCAAAACAGACTTCCATCAGTGGCAGGGAAAAGTCGATGTTCTCACCGGAGGATTCCCATGCCAACCTTTCTCCCTCGCTGGCAGAAGAAAGGGAGCGGACGATAACCGCTACCTCTGGCCTCAGATGCTTCGAGCGATACGGCAGATACACCCCACTTGGGTCGTTGGTGAAAACGTTGCTGGAATCAAGACGATGGTGGAGTCCTGCCAAGTCACTCAGATGGGACGCACAGACGATCTTTTCGAAGAGAATTACATATATAGAGAAGAAAGCCGATTCACACTCGACAAAATCTGTGCAGATCTCGAAGCCGAAGGATCTTCCGTCCAACCGATTGTTATTCCAGCTTGTGCCATCGGAGCACCGCACAGAAGAGACCGAGTTTGGATTATTGCCCACCGTTCAGACCCAAGGGCTGAAATTGTGCAACAAGAAGGGCAAGACCGACCACAGCCTGGGGTTAGAAGACATGGCAGTAGCAAAACTTCTTCCTACTCCAACAGCCATAGACAAAGGAGGAGGGCGAATAAACAGAAGCCCATCACCGAATGCAGCAGATCGTCCAACCTTGGCACTCGCCGCTCGAAAAGGCTTGCTTCCCACCCCTACTGCAATGGAGATAAAACACTCCAACCGAGTGAAAGGACTGACCGACTTTCAGGATTTCCATTATCTCCTCACTCCAATGGCTGCGGATGGAATGAGAGCAAACATGAAGATGCAATCTCTCAAAAATCACAACAAGGCGAATGCCAACCTAGCGGAGCAGATAGCTCACAAAGTAGGTGGAGGAACTTCCCAACTCAATCCCCTGTTTGTAGAGGAAATGATGGGATTCCCTTTGATGTGGACAGCCTTACCATTTCTTTCCCCAAGTGGAGACAAGAATCCATAAAGGCTTACGGCAATGCCTGGGTCCCACAAGTGGCTTACGAGATATTCCGTGCCATCGAGGCAGAAGAAGAAAACAACAAATGATAGAAATCGTAAATTCTATATTCCAAATAAAAGAAACAGCAAATGAAAACAGATGGCTACATTCTTACTCCAGAGCTGCTGCAGTGGCGTTACTTTCATCGTCCGGTAGTGGTGCAGGTGCTCATCTACGTGCTCCTGTCTGCCACCCACAATGAGGCTTCCGCTGCTACGCTCTCCTTACGTCTGTTGGCTGATCGGCTCCATACCTCGGTCAAGTCTATCCGCTGTGCCATCGATGTTCTCATACAGGAACGAATCATCACGAAATGCAGCTCCCCTAAAGCCTCAACAATAGTGTATGTTAACAGTTCGCATCCCCTCTCCCACTGCATACTGCCCTATCAAAACCTACTTGGGGCACAGAATGGGGCACTCTTTAGGGCACAGATAGGGGCACAATCAGGGGCACAGATTTTAACTTCGCAAGTTACTGATACACAAGATTGTGCAGCGTATCTTCAAGATAACAAGGGCACAGATAGGGGCACGATTAAGGGCAAAGATGGGGCACGCTCCAGGGCACACCCTAAACAAGGGGCACAGCAAAAGGCACAACATAGGGCACAGATTAACAATCCCGAAACCCCTTTAAATAAAGGTGATTCCGAAGATTCTGCCGAAGTTGAGGGCACAGACAAGGGCAAGGGTAAGGGCACAGAAGTAAGAGGAAAGAAACAAATAAAAGAAAACATTTCCCCCGAACCCCCTATAAAAGAAAACAAACAAAGAAAGGAGAAAGCCCACACCCACACACAAAAAAAAGAAAAAGAAAAAAAGTCGTTGGATCCGGAAGTTCAGTTCTCGGAAGTGCTAAGACTCTTCAATCGCCTCTTTCTTGGCACGCAGGTCAAGCCAATCTCAAAGATGACTCCCGACCGCAAGAAGATGGTGGCAAAGTTTATCTCAGACTATTCCTTCGAGGATATAGAACCGATGCTTCGCAAGGCTCTCAACTCCGATCTTCTCTCAGGGCGCAAGGATGGTGGATGCTATATCTCCTTCAACTGGCTCTTCAATCCGAAGAACTACGAGGCTCTGATGGAAGGAACCTTCGACAATCCTACAGTTGTAGCCTCAGCCGGGAAGAAGCCTCAGCATTCAAGTTCTCCACCACCTTCTCCTCCACAGCCTCAACGCCAGGAGACCAACGAGGAAATAGAAGCTCGCCTCAGAATGAAAGAAGAGCGCAAAAAGGCTGAGGAGAAAGAACAGACCGAAGCCCTACGGCAGAAGTATCTAGACTGGATAGAAGCCGCCAAGAAGAACCCGAATGGCTCGATGGCAAAGATGGTGAAAGATGCCTACAAGAATGGCACTCTAGCTAAACTGGGCATCGTCTGGAATCCATCGGTGGCAGAAGAAGAACAGTCACTGGCCGACTTGGATGATCAGACTCAGAATTATCTCCAGTCTCTCCTCAGCGACTAAGATACAAGTAACAAACAATTTAATTCATACGATTATGGACAGACAAGAATTAATCGACCGCCTCAACGGCAATTATCCTGAATACACCAAGAAATCTGCTACCAAACAGAAGAAGGTGCAGCGTGAAGGTCAGTTGCAGATAGCCTGTGTACGATGGTTTCGACTACAGTACCCAGCTTTCTCCACACTCCTCTTCCATCCCAAGAACGAGGCAGACGGTGCTACCAGTGGCAAGAAGCTAGCCATCAACGCAGCAGCAGGAGTAGTACCAGGCGTTCCAGATCTCATTCTGGCTCTCCCTTCCATCAGATATGAAGAGAACATCGGTGACCTCAGCCCCCACAAGGCTTTCTATCACGCCCTGGGCATAGAATTGAAGTATGGTCACACCAATCAGCAGTCAGCCCATCAGAAGGAGTTCCAAGCCTTCTGGGAAGCAGCAGGCTATAAATACGTCCTCTGCCGCTCATTAGAGGAAGTGAAGCAGCAAGTCGATGACTACATGCGCCACGCCCCACTCTCGGCTCGTCAGGATGTCAGCGTAGTCTATCACTCAGATCCGGCAACCGAGACAAACAAGAAGTTATTAAATAAAATCATCAAAAGCAAGAAGTAACTATGCAAACAGAACTATCATTCATCCTCTTCATGCTTCTCGTCAGTTCAATAGCAGTCCTCTATCTGTGGTTGATCACAAGAAGCAACAAGAAACACTGTCAGGACTGTGTTTTCTTCACCCTCAGAAAAGAGTCCAAGCGTCTGGGCCAATGCTCTCGCTTCTCCAACCACCATTTCTTCTGGGAGCCAGCATGCAAAGGCTGGCAGCGTAAACCTATAGAACAGAAGGAGGCAGAACTATGAAAGGATATGAAAATGTAGACGAACAGAAACTGTTCAAATTGTTCTGCAGCGATAAGTATATCATAAATAAGCCTATACTCAAAGATGACAAGGTTTTTGCTACAAATGGTAAAATAGCTATCTACGTCAATGCAGAAATCTGTCAAGGCGAGTATGAGAAAACTGAAAAGTTTAATGTCGCATTACCTCCTATAAGGCAAGAACTGCAGATTCCTCTGCTGAGCCTACTGAAGGCATATGATTCTCTGCCGAAAGATGAACATGAGGATTATGATATTGAAGATTGTAACGAATGTCATAGTACAGGCTTTGTAAATTGGCAATATATTGATAAGAAAGGAACTATCTATCATAGAGATTTTGGCTGTCCGGCATGCGATAGCCTCGGATTCCAAAAGCGAAATATAAGAAAGGTTTATGGACCCGAAAAATCAGCTGTCATAAAATTGGATGGATTCTTGCTTATACATTGGCAAGTAAAAACCATCATTGATACCTTATTCGTTCTGGGAAAAGATCATATAACACTTCTCTCGAAAAATAAGACGCATACTTTGGTTTGGGTTTACCTACGTGTAGATGAAAATATCACTATCCTAGTTTCACCATGTTGCTATATCAATGAGGATGCTGCTGATGCAATAGTTGAACTTTAAAGTATTTATCTATGAGCAATTACATCAAACAAAACCTGATGCAGCCAACGCCATCAGTTGCTGATCAGGAGAAAATGAGGATGTGCAAGTTCTGTGTACATAGCCACATCAGCGACCTCGGCTACAACCATTGCTGGAAGTCAGATAGTGCTAATTATAACCGAGATTCCCCTACAGGCATCTGCTGGGCTTTCCGGGACAATCGAATATGGAAACCCTATTATTTCTCTAGACTTATGTCTAGCTACAGGGGGAATATCTGTTGGGTAAGACCGATTTACAGATCTTCTAAAAAGAGAAAGAACCGTATTATTCAATACGAAATCATCGACCCAGTAGCCTCAACAATAAATAAAGTTATCCCCAAGGAGTTCGCTAGGGATTACATTCCAGCCACTCCTGGCTCCAAGCCTCCACATACGATGAAGGAGTATGAGAAATGGGATGCCTATTGTTTCGGTGGCTGCGATCCTCAGCTTTCTGAAAAACAGGAGGCAAGAAATTATCATGAAGCCAACTGGCAGCAAATCCTTGCTCAGGAAGCAATAAACAAACAATTAAAACAAGAAGCAATATGAAGAAAAGATATTTTTATGTAACCGCATCATTCATGCGCAAAGACATAGCCAACACATGGTGTAAGGTTGCCTTTACCATCATGAAGGATGATGGCTCAGCATTGTTCCCTCTAATGAAGGCTATCAAGGTGATTAATGAAGGATATTCAGAGATAGCTGATCCTGCCACTATCCAGTTCGACAATTACCTTGAAATTAGCAAGGAAGACTATGAGGCTTACAACAAACTCAATAATTTAGTCAAAGTGAATAAGTAGCGTATGGAAAAGACAATTTATATACCAGGTGATTTGGTGATGACCAACGGCATTCCTATCGGAACGAAAAAAGGAATTGTCTACCAAGTCACAGAAAGTAATGCAGATAAATCTGCAAAAGTGAAAGATGGAAATGCATTCACTGAACTGAAAGGTTCTGTCACTCTTTCCAACTTAAAAGGAAAAACCATTAAAGATGATGGATTCCTATTTTGTGATAGTGGTGCATGGGTGAAGGATATTGTTCCCATCCCTCTCACTCCTTCCATACTAGAGAAGAACGGCTATAGGCAAGTAGTCAATCATAGCCATATTTACCAACATATGGAAAATGATTGTTATGAAATCTGGAAAAATGTGAAGAATTGGACTATGTATTGGAGAGGTGTACATTTATGTAACTTCAAATATTTGCATGAGTTACAACATATCCTTTTATTCCTTGGTCTTAACTCAGAAATGGAGGTATAGCGTATGAAGATTCATTTATGTTATTCCTCATGTTGTTGCGCAGCAGATGAGCATGAGACAGGATGTTATCCTCGTTCTTCATTCAAGCCGAAGCCTGAGCTTCCGGCTGGAACTATACTCACAGTCAAGGAAAAATGGCAAAACTTCTACGGAGTATACTACCGCTGTTATCTCCCGGACGAAATGAAGGACAAAGGGTATTCCATCCCATACTACGACATCCCTGCCGACAAAGCAGAAGTAATAGAACTATAAACATTTTAAACATTATTAATTATGGAAGAAACAACTTTAAAGCAGTACAAAGGTACCAAAACGGTCAAGGCAGAACCGATGAATGAATCTGTCGCAGTAGAAAAAGGCTTTGCAAGAGCCAATAAAGACGGCCACGAATGGAGAGAAGGCTATCACGTCCAGTACATCAACCCAGATGGCAGTACATACGATTCCTGGTCCCCAAAAGATGTGTTCGAGAAGTCGTACAAGATAGCAGAAGACTTCAAGGACCGTCTCAATATTGAGTTAAAAGAGTTGGAAGACCGTTTTTATAAACTCAATGGTTTCTTGAATGAGAATGATTACGACAAGATCGTTGAAAAATGCGGACCTGCTCAGACAGCATTGATGTTTTCTCAATATCATGCAATGAGACATTACTACGATATTTTAAGAACTCGTATTGAATTGTTGGAGGATTTTCCAGACAAGAAATAAGTGTGAACAATAAAAAAATACAATTATGTATGTAACAATAACATTAATTATCTGCCTCAGCGTGGTCTTTGTCATCACGCTAGGCATCGTCTCTTACACGCTAAGAGACGAGAACTTCAAGGCTCGTTTTGATGACAAAAACAGGCGTTTAAGTCGAATTATACGAGATCAGCGTAATGAACTTATCTCATACAGAGAGGCTATCAAGGAAAATAATGATAACCTAGAGAAATCTCTAAAGGTATTAGCTTCTGCTTCCGATGCTGTCAACAGCAAAATTTCTCGCTTGAAAGATACAGAAGAAACTCTATCAATGATCAAGGTGGAACTTGCAGATCTCAATTTGAATGAAGATAAGTCTTCAAAGAAAATGGATGAAGCTATTCGTGCATTCTCTGCAAGCGTAGAGAAAATTCAGCGTAAGAATGAGGTAGGATTCAAGTGGTTAGATGAGCGTCTTGTACAACGTCCTTCCCACCTCTCCCCTGAAGAGAAGAAGCATTTCATGGAATATATGCAAGCATGTTCTGAAGGCTATGCTTATATTAACAAAGACAAAATTTTTGTTACTCTTGAAGACGTAAAAACAGCCCTTGAATGTGTAGGCACTAACAATTGGGGACTATTATACGATATTATCCCATCAGAAGAAGATAATGCCAATGAACAGAATACAGAACGAAATCAGTAAACTTCGCCATGAGCAGCATTTGCACGAAAGACTGCAAGAAGCCCAACTTCGACAGATAAAGCGTGAGCACGATGGTCTTCATAAGTGGATAACCATTAAGCCAAATCTCAGCCTCCTCTGCCGAATAGACGAAAAAGGTAACCTCCTCCCCAAGGAACAGGAGCGCATCAGAAAAGTCAAACAAACTTTAGGTATCAAATAAGATATGAGTGAAGAATCAGTATTATCCTTTCGCAAGCTGGTTTCAGCTATGCGAACCACGGAAAAGGAATATTGGGCACACCGCGATAAGAAGATACTGCGCCAGTCCATCGAACTTGAAAAGCGTGTCGATGGCATCATCATGAAGGCAGACGGAAATGATGTCCCTCAGAACGACAACGGAAGATTTTTCCTTCTGGTGGCAGAACTTAGAGCCTCAACCATCCAATATTTCCAAGAGAAGAAGAAGCCACAGCCCGACAAGGAGCTGGTCAACTCCCTCTTCAAGACCATCAAGGAGAAAGAAGCCAAGATAGATAAGATGCTCATTCTTCTCAAAGACGAGCAGATAAAGAAAGATGGCTACATCATCCAGTACCACGTCATGGAACGTATGCCAAGAGCACATCAGGCTCGTTCTATCTTTAATTCCTCGGATGAGCAGCTTGCCAATATAGAGTTGAATTTCCACTACCGCCATCCCGACCCTCCTGGCACCATGTATTTCATCTGCAAGGAATATCTTGGCAAAGACGGAAAAGAGCTACCTCAGGAAGAGATAGACAAAATTATTAATAACAATTTAAATTCTTAAGATTATGAACAAGACAGAAAAAAAGCCTCAGGAAGAGGCTAAGACACAAGACAAGTCTCAGAACCAGCCAAAGGAGTCCTTCATTGGCACAGGTAACGGTTTTTCCCTCCGCTCTCGTACAAGCACATGGTTCGAGTGCAAGGTACGCTATGAGAAGACCCAGGAGGATGGAAACGATAAATTGGTAAACGAGCTGTATGTTGTTGATGCCCTCTCCTTCACCGAGGCAGAAGCTAGCATCATCGATAACATGTCCGTCTATGTCTTAGGCGAGTTCAAGGTTGCAAACATCAACCCAGCCAACTACAACGAGATTTTCTTCTCTGATATTGATGACGATGATCTTTGGTTCAAGGCTCGTTTGGCTTTCATCACCATTGATGAAAAGAAGGATAAGGAGAAGCGTACCTATGTCAACTACCTCATCCAAGCCAATTGCATCGAGCGTGCCAAGCGTTATGTAGACGAGGTTATGGGCAAGACCATGATAGACTATGAGGTGAAGAGCCTCAGCGAGACCAAGATTTTTGATGTCTTCGAGCATGAGCCTTCCACTGACAAGCAGAAAGAGAAGGACGATAAAACCGAGTAATCACTGACAATTCTTGCGCAATTTGGTTCTCAACAAGCTAAGTTGCGCAAGTTATCACTTCTCTTCCGCACATTTCTCGTAACTTAGCCCCACATTATTAATATATATATATAACATCAATCATATATGAAAAAGTTGAAACGTTTCATCATTTATCTCCGTCTCTGGTTCATCCGCAAGATTGGTTACACCCTTCCTTCTCTCAGAGAAGCAACCAGCGTCATGCCGGGAGAGTTCTATGATCTCTTCGGGCGCATTGTCCGGGCAGTTCCTAACAAGGCATCCTCCACCCCACATGTTGAAGACAACTTGGAGCATGAAGAAGTCCCAGAGCATTGCCATAACTGCGATTTGTTCAAAGAGCACATTCCTTGCTCCTTCAACCACCGTATGCCCAACGGCTGCGATATTTGCGACAATCATCATTTCGAAATCATCTGCATCAACAGAGGTAACATCTAAAGCACAATCAATATGAAACAGCAAAAGTCAAATTATAAACTCGACAAGAAGACTGGTCACCTTCTCGAAATTCCTTCCAGAAAGCAAGTTCGTGAACATGTCAAGAAGATACGTGAGCAGCAGACCCAAGAGCCTCAGGACCCCATCACCCTGCATGAGACCCAAGCCGACAAGAATTTCAAGAAGGTCCAGAAGGTTCTCGACCGTATGCACGCCAAGGCAAAACTACCCGACTTCCTTACCATGGCCCGCAAGAAGTTCCTTTCCACCGTCTGCGTTATCAATCGTCCCGGCAAGCAGCGTAGCCTCCTCCCCGATAAGAAAGGACGATACGTAATGCTCTGCCACCGCAAGATGGCTAAGGTCTTCACAGCCGATGTCTGCCTCCTCGTTAAGATACAGAAGTCCTTGGTCACTGACAAGACCGAAAAGCTCCCCGATGGCTCAGAGCGCACAGTGGAACATTGGCAAGATGGCTCCTGGAGCATCGTTCCTTGCCGGGTAGACAAAAGCAACTACACCACCATTCAGGAAGTCCGTATTCGTCCATGGTTCTTCCTTCATCGCTACTGGTACGAGATCACATTTGATGGCAGGGTAGAGCCAGCCATGATGTTGAATGATTACGGCCTCAACCCTACCCTTCGCAAGAAGCATTTCTACGTTACCAGGGAATATGTAAAAGTACGTAACCAGGATGCCGAAAACGACTACTTCCGTTTCTGGCTCCACAAACCTACAGATTATGCAGAACGAAACTGATATTTACATCCTCAACCGTCCACGCCATCAAAAGCGTGGGCTAACCCTCAACAAGAATGGGCGCATCACTCTGCGCTCATCCCCAATTAAACTTCTTGGTTTGGAGCGAGGAGATAAGATCATCTTCTTATTCCATGACTCTCAGATGTACATTGTCAAGTCTTCCAGCCATAATCTTGCTATCCCTCTATATGGGCGCAAGTCTCAACTCCACGGTTGTAGCGCCAGCACCGTCAAGGAACTCTTCAATCATATACCAGGCATTCCACCTGATACTCAGGAGATAGACTTGGTAGTCTCTGACCACCTCGAAAACATCATGATATGCAATGACATCATTCAGGCTTTGGCAGTAGTCAATCGTGCCGACCCATCCCATTGCCGATAATTAAACATTAAGCACAACACATTAAACATTAAGAAAGATGCAACAATCAATCAGATACAAAGGTCTCAGCCTCACTCCCGATGAAATGGCAGTAGAAAACGGTGCACTGGCCCTCTGTGGCAATTTAGAGCTGCACGATGGTGCATTACGCCCTGCCATTGTCGCTGGCACCCACCTCTCTCAGCCCCTCACCGTTAATGGTGAGGTGGCTAAGATTTTATATGTTCACGAAACTGGCAGTTATCACCACCTCATAGCCATAGCCTCATCCTCCATCTATTGGTTCATGCAGGATGGCACGCTAGGCTCATCCACCCCGATCAAGTCCTTCGACTACGAATCCACCGTGCTTTCTATCGATTCCATCGGCAACACCCTCATCATCGTGGCTACCGATGGCATCCACTATGCCATGTGGGAGAGCAACGGACAGTCCTCGTCCGATTACAGCTATAAGGGACAGAAGCCACCGTTCCTAGAACTTAGCTTTTTCTTCGACCCAAGAAATAAGCCAGAAGATTACGAACTTGGTGGAATTAATGCCAAGGGTAGCAAGGAAGGTTTCTACGATGCTTTCCAGCAGACCACCTATAGCTGTGGCGATGTGTTCAACAAGGTGAATGGCAATTCCTTCACCTCGGGCGACCAAGTAGCCAATATCAAGGATGATAAGCAGTCCGATATTACCCAGAGCATCTATGCCCTGGTCAACCGTACAAACAATCTTATCGCCAAGCAAGGGCGTTTTTACGCCTCCTTCTTCATCCGCTATTGCTATCGCATGTTCGATGGCAGCATGATTATGCACTCCTCGCCTGTTTTCATCCCCATTCAGGTGCCAAACAGCTATTCCGTTTATTCTTCCAACATTGGCTTCCCTAGCGAAAACTACAAAAATCTTACCGTTACTGGTGCGGAAGTTGGTTGGGAAGATTCCGCTACTTTCAACAGAAAAGATGCCAAGGACAACGTTATCGAAGCCAGTATCTCCAAGTGTACCTTTATGTACCTTCCTCACAATGTAGCATTGTCCTATGCGCTCCAAGGAGATATTGACGAGTTGAAGCGATGGAAGGATATTATCAAGTCTATAGATATTTTCATCACGCCTCCTGTTACCAATGTCGATACGAGTGCCAAGATTAGCGTATTGGAAATGTGTCAACCTAATTATGTGCTAAATGGAGCAAACATAGAAGATTACCATTGGACTAGCAACAAGGGCAAAAGCTATGGAATGGTCAGTGTTCGCTTCCCTAAGAAGTCTGACGATGATTATAATAACCAACTCAGCTCTGCTGGCAATGGTGATTCTTCCGAGTCGAATGAGCAAAACATTTCAGCCTTTTACAAGATATGTTCCTTGCCAATAGATAACCTTACCAATGTCGCAAACAAGGAATTGCCTGTAGATAAGGCTGCTGTATACCAGGTTTCCCTCCAAGAGCAGATGCAGGACGATTACAAGACCCACAATTTCCTCACAGCCAAGGGTAGCTATGTCTATAACCATCGGCTCAATCTGTTTGGAGTGCAAGAACATCTGATGTCTGGTTTCAGCCGAAAAGTCATGTTCCCGAAGGGCAACTTCCTTCGTTCGGACGGCAATTTCTATTCCCAGCTTATCATCAAGAAAATAGTGACTGAGCTTCACACCACATCTGGCACAAAATATGTAGAGAATATTTTAGAAGAAGATGTAATCGACCGCATAGAACCATTCATGCTTGCCAATCTGGTTAAGTTCTATCCCGATTCCAGGGCTAAGAAGATGGTTTTCTTCTGTTCTACTGTCGATGCCAGTGCCGATGTTATCTATGCCTTTCCGCTCAAAGAATGCGAAGAGTTGAATGGAGCTATGCACATGGGCAACTTCACCGAAGAGATTACGCCCTATATCGTCACTTCTTACGATTACACCGTAGATGATGTTGTCGATATGAGCAACAAGATCTACACTTCAGAGTCCGATAACCCTTTCTATTTCCCTCTGAATGGCATCAATACCGTGGGTATCGGCACGATCCAAGGCATAGCCTCAACCACAAGGGCACTCTCCCAGGGTCAGTTTGGTCAGTACCCATTAATGGCATTCTCTACCGATGGTATCTGGGCGATGGAAGTCTCTTCCAAAGGCACTTATAGCAGCATCCACCCAATTAGTCGTGAGGTTTGTAGCAATCCGAAGTCTATCACTCAGTTAGACCAGTCCGTGCTTTTCGCCACAAACCGCTCAATCAGTCGCATAGCAGAGTCACAAGTGGTTTCCATGTCCGATGTCTTAGATGGTCCCGGCTTCAACATTTCCGGTAGCCTAGGCAAGTTCCTCAACTTCTTCGTTGATGCAGAAGGGGATAGCGAATCTGTCAAGACTATCAAGGCTCAGATGCGTCAACTCATAGATTTTACTTCATCGCCAATAGAGTTCTTCCAGCATTGTCAGGTTATCTACGATTACAAAAACTCTCGCATCTTCTGTCTAGATGTTACGCAGACGAGTAGGACCTCTACGGCTGATACGGTGGCACTCTGTTATTCTATCAAGGATAATGCCTGGAGCACTTTTCTTATACAAAATGTGCTTACGGCTATCAATTCCTACCCTCACCCCTACATACAATATAGGGATGGCAGCGTGATGGTGCTCGATAAGGGTTACGATTACGAAGATCCAACAGAGTATCATGGTATCATAGTTACTCGTACCTTGAAGTTCGATGAAGATAACGTACATGATTCCATTACAGGCTATATCCATTCCCTCACGTCTGGCAGCATACCAATCATGTGGTTATATGGTAGCAATGATAATCAGAATTGGCATTACATCGGCCGCTTGGGCGGCATGAAGTCCAGCTACATGGCTACTCACAGCTATCGCTTCTTCCGCATAGCCCTCTATCTTAAGATGAAGTCAATGAATCAGTACTTTGCCACTCGCCTCGAAGTTATCAGGCGTTTCAACAAGTTCTAGCCAGAAAAAATAAGAGCCTTCGCAAATCAGGAGAATCCCGATAGCGAAGGCTCTTTCCATAAACACCCAAAATAAATGAAGAAAAAGAAGCCACCGTTCCAGGCCATTCCATCGCCTGGTCACAGATAGCAAGCCCCAAGAACAGCCTCTCTTAAGTAAAGCTAGGCCGTCTCAGCGTATAGTTATCCCGGCTCAGCAAGTCGCTCTTGATGTTATTGTAGTCAGCGGTAGCGCTTTCTCCATACGTTCCAGCCTTATCCGCAAACTGATCCATCAGGAACTGGCTCATCACGTAGTCTACGATGTATCTGTGGCAGTGGCTCTTCAAGGCATCCGTCACAGCCACGTTCCAGTTCGGAATCTCCAGTTTCAGCGTCACCGTCTCATAGATGGTTTCCTCCCTGTCCTTACCAGCCTTGTTTACGGTAGCAGTCGTTTCGTTCTCCTCACCGTCAATGATGGTGGTCATTACCTCCGTCCAAGTACCGTTTTCGTTGTCAGTATAGGCATACTTTCTGATGCCCTTCACCAGTCGCTCCAGGTTGTTGTTGTCCTCCACTCTACCAGTAGTCTGATAACGTTGAGCAGCCAGTTTGATGTTAGCGATGGCTTCCGTCACGGCACGGTTGATAATACTGCGAGTCTCGTCACTGTCAGGGCTTTCTATGTTGGCTCTGATGTCCTTCTGAGCTTCGTCCACCATTCCCTGGCTTACTACATAGCATCTTGCCAGTATATCATTACATACCTGCTCCATGCTAAAATTCAATGTAATCAATTTTCTATCCATAATTGCAATTATTTATATTGAAGAAAAATTATCTCAGTTCGAAAGGTGGTCTGCCTCCGCTCCAGTCCACAAAGTCTTGGTGAAAATGCTGCGAAGCAAAGTCTGGGTTTCGCTCAGAGCCTTTCAGCCCTTTCTGCTCATCCTTGTCTACCGCATCCCCATTTCTAGCCTCAGCATCCACAGCCGAAGATCCTTCTTTCTCTGTATCATCAGCAATTCTTGCAGCCTCAGCAAAGCTAAAATCCTTCTTTAGCAGCACCTCTTTGATAGCTTCCAGGTCACTTGCTCCCATGCTGGCATAGTCCGTATGGTTCATATCCGGGAAGTCGCTCAGCCATCCGGCAAGGATAGCATGAACCAGATAGTTCTGTATTTGGTTGGTAAGGACCCCACTTAGCCTAGGTGGCCAATAAACTAAAGTCTTGATGGTGATTGAGAAATCATCAGCCAGTGCCTGTAGGTCAAACTGCTGTGTGGTCGAAGAAGAGAATCTTGCCAAGAAGTTTTCCAGGTCGGTTATCGCCTCCCGATAGTATATATCCAGTTTCGCTTCCTCGCCATCGCTCGCCCAGACGGTCTGAAAGTCCACCTCCGGGTTATGCTGCGCAATGGTGACAGATAGTCCCTCTACCACGTACATTACGCTCTTTTTCAATATTTTTATAGTTATCGTTTTCATAAGCCTTATTTCTTTCTATGCCACAACCAAATCAGCAAACCAATCACTGCAACTACCAGAGTCCAGATGATCTTGGCTGTATACTTCCCCAGGGTGATATACCTCTGTTCTGCCTTGCTCAGTTCTCTACTCAATACATGGATAGAGTCCTGCTTTAACCGAATCAGACTGTCCTTTTGCACGATCAAGAGTTGATATTTATCCACCTTCTTACTCATAGTATAGATAGAATCCTGTAGCTTCGTCACCTCTTTAGTGTCTCTATTGGTCACAACAGAGTGCCAACTTTCTGTTTTGATAGGCTTTCCGTTCTGGTCTACAGTGGTTGAAGTACTATCCTTTGTATGAGTTGTCTCCTTTGTCGAAGTCTCATGCTCCCGGTTACGGTATGTAGCCATCTGCTCGAAGGCTGAGATAAACCGCTCCTGCCAACTGGCATCCAAGCCCTTGCTCACGGTGTTGTCTGTGATATAGTGCTCCCGCGTCACAGTCTTCGTCTTACAACTCGTCAGAAACAACATTGAGAAATACGCTATCCAAACGAACAGATAGATAATTAAATGTTTCGATTTCATAAGCTATTCTGTTTATAAGGCAACCATAGCCCTGGCAAGATACTTCTTTCTGCTAACCAGTCCGTTTGTGCCTCCATTTATCTTTTTCGTAATTCTCAACACATTATCCGCATCAGCCAGTTCGTTCAGCCCATGCGTCTCCCAGAACCACATTGATACGTCAACGCAAAGTTCCGGCTGTTCCAGCAACTCCGGATGCTCCAACACAGGCTGCATACTGTATACCTGGAATATTGAGTAGTTACTTCGGCCGGTCAACTGGATGAAGCCTCTGCCCTTATACTTGGCACCATCGCCCTCATGCGTGTTGCCGAGCATCTTTCCAAGTGATCCCTTCTCATACTTCGTGAAATAAGAGTTCTTTCCTAGTTCATGGGTATAAAGAAGTTCACCGCTTTCATGCGCTATCTGGGCAAGGAAGTGCGCCCATCGTAATTTTGTATTGATGTGATACTTCTCTGCCAATTTGTTGAAATAAGGCAAATATTTATCTACCCTATTTTTCGCATTCGGCATAATCTTCAGTATCTGCTCCTTAGTTATTTCCTTCATTTCCATTTTCTTTATTGTTTTTATGTTCTTGGTATCTCTTAAACATCGGGAATTTCTCTACGAATCCAAGTGTCAGCGCATAATAAGCATAGTCCACAAGTTTATAAAAGGGCGTATCTGACACTAACATCCGTCTCAGGTTCTTCAATATGTTGGTCGTGAACAGATAGGTTGCAGCTATACACACCCACTTCACGCAAAACAGAGCCTCTGTATCAGAATGCAGGAAGTGACCGATAATAAACAATGCAGCCACCGTCACAAAGAACACTGCACAGCATACGAAGAACATACCGAATTTCTTCCAGCTCCATTCTTCACCGTTAAACACTGCAGCCACGATACCGAACACCAGGTTCAGCCCGAACAATACCATCATGGCAATCATAAAATCCCTGATGGGAACCAGCAGACTCAGAAAAGTCCATATCGTCCCAATTAAGTAACCTCGAATATCATTCATTTTCTTTTTCATTTATCCGTCCCCACTCCGTTATGGAAACGATGCAAATTTAAGCCATCATTCCCGATTATCAGTGATAAGTTCAGCAACTTCATACGAAAAAGAGAACACAAGCCCCTAATAAAGCCTGCATTCTCTTCTTCTGATAGTTTTCTTTTATATATCTCTAGGTGTTATGGAATCATTTCTAGAAGAGCAAATTGATTCTTCACTCTTCGTTCTTCACTCTTCACTTAGTTAAAGTACCCCCAAGCCTTACAATGGCCATAAGGGTTATCATCATCCCTCAGCCAATTTACGGCAAGATCCACCATCTTGTCCATCAACTGCTCTTCGCTGTCCTCCGGGAACCATTTCTTCATCAGATTATAGTTGTCAGAGTAGATCATGTTCAGCACCACGGCAAAATCCCATTGGTTGTAAGGTCTGATCTCGTCCTTCACCGTCTCATAGATTTCCTGCGTCTTGGCCATGGTATAGTAAGGAGCACGATGCTCTACCTCCTTGTTATCCTCAAACACCATCTTCTTGATCTGAGCCTCAGCAAAGAAGTCGTTGAAGTGGCCGTTACCCACAACCCCATAAATCTCCTTATACAGTTTCAGGAGATCATCTTCCTCGGCATGCATCGCCACAAACTTGCCGATGATCTTGGTTACCTGCACCATCTGTTCCGGTGTGGCATCTGCCTGATATTTTGTGATAAGTTCTACTAAGTTCATATCATTCTTGTTTTTGTGATTTGACGTATTTGAAAATCTCGTCCAACTTGTTTTCCATGTTGTCGAGTCGCTGATTTGTTCTCTGCTGGTCACGAAATGATGTGTCCAACTCTGAGAGAAGTTGATCACAGTCCTTTACGGTCTGCTTGAAGTCCGGCATCTTATTGATGATGTCATTGGCTTGGTTCTTCAATGCGTTTACCTCGTTGATGATACTCTCCTTACTACAGGATATTACAAGGGTGTCGCTGTATGCTGTTTGCTCAGTATCTACAACCGAGTAGATAGACTGCTTGCCATCCTCAGTTTGCACGTTTACTTTCACGTTCCTTGCCCCATAATTCGGCATTCCTGGCATAGCAGCCATTACGTTCTGCTTGCCATTCTCAAAGTCAGGACATGGATTGGTCGTCACCTTACCTTGTTTAAATTTTCTGCTGGCTCTATCAAATAGATAGATTGGAAATCCAGCCTTCAATTCTCTGAATATCATAATCGTATCTTTTTAAAAGGATAATGCGAGGGAAACGATGGCTAACACACCATCCACCATTTCCCCCTATAATGATACTAAGCTGTAGTCAATGCTACGGTTAGACTGTCAAATATGCTCAGGCCTCTAGCCTTTCCGCATACCACATCGTTAGCCTTTTGCGTTCTGCCAACACTGGCGATAGTTACAGCCGTTGGCAGTGCTGTCTGCCCTTGGAAGGCTGCTACCCATCTTTCCGTGTAAATCAAAGGCTGCGCTCTCATCACGTTTCTGTTGCCTATTACAGGCGAAATGATGGAGATTGTCGCCACGATAGGTACAAACACCGTTGTGCCATTCAGGATAGGCTGCTCATAACTGTAGGTTATGCTTGTCTGTGGCTGCACGCTGCCATTCACGCAATAAGGTCTGCAAAGCTTCTCATTGTAAGTAGCTAAGACTGAAACTTGGTTGGCTACCAATGCTGTAGTAGCCAAGCCCACTGTAGAAATCTTGTTCATACCACTACGCTTCTGTTTCATTCTTTACCTTTTTACTGATAGCCACCTGCTACACCTGCACCACATCCGCAACCGCCATTCATCAGATTGGCAAGGTAGATGTTCTGCTGCAACTGAGAGTTCTTAAACTTCAAGTCCTGAATCTCGTTAGCTTGCTCCTGGCTCCAATGACCATTCAACGTGTCAATGATACGCTGAGTGTTTGAATTGCCTGCATTGATGATGTCACAAGTCTGTCGCTGAGTCTCATAGGCAACATTGCTGAAACCACGCTCAACACCAGTGCTAATGTAGTCAAAGTTACGCTGCATCGTTGATGTCAAGTCACAGAAACCCTTCTGTGTAGAATACTGGATGTCCTTCTGACCCAACTGATTTTCGTAACCCATCTTGATGATGTTCTGCTGCGTCTGGCAGCAGCAATCCTTAAGCGCAATTGTCATCTGCAAGTCACCCTGAGAAATCGCGCTGATTACTCGCTCTGCCGAGAATCCTACCTGACCGCCAAGCTGCTGGATGCCTGCCTGGATGCCACAGATAGAGTTCTGCAAGGCGTTGAAGTCACAGTTCAGATTGCTTGCCAACATCTTAAGGTCGTTGCCGTTACCCTGGATCGCCCCCATCAGCAAGTTGCTGTTCTGGTTGTCTGCCATCTGGTTGCGCAAACTCTCGATTTGACTCTGAATCTCCGCACGCTGCACGTCTGCGCCATTGTCACGATTGTTCCAGTCTGCACCATACATATAGCGCATCATGCCCATCATCATCATGTAGGCGAACGGATTGTTCCACATGTCATCATCGTCACGGTTACGCATCATAGCCGCCATTGCCAAAGGATTGCTGTCACGATTTGCCATCGCTCCAAGCAAACCACCCATCATTGCATCGTTGCAACAAGAGGTAGTCTTAATTACTTCTTCTGCCATAATTCCTAAAGAAATAAAAGTTGTACATTTTGTTTATTCACACATGTAATCGATTACGGCAGCAAAGATACGAGGAACTGGCAAATTCTTTAATAACTCTATCAAAAATTCTTTTATCAACTGATTATCAACGCTTTAACATGACATAGACCCATATCAAAACCATCGTATATATATTTTCGCAAGAATATTGTATATAATTGTATATAATTTAAGGCAAAAATTGTATGTTTTAGAGCATAAAAAAGAGAGAAGCAATCTCTCGCCTCTCTCCTTTTCTACTTGTTTCTTTTCAGTCTTTTCTTGATAAACTCCTTAACATCCCATTTTTTAAAGAAATGGCTATGGTCCCCAGCGTTCCCCACGCTTTCCAACTCCCCATCAGCGATAGCCCTTCTTAGGGTAGATTCGCTGATATGCGCCTCCTTCTTCACCTGTCCAGCAGTCATCATTGGGTTGAGAGCATACGGCAGATAGTTCTCACAAAGGTCTTCTATCTCATCGCTACTCATTCCACAAGCAGTTACCTTCTCCCCTCTCTTCTCTTGCTCGTCTGCTCGAAAACAAGAATCCGATAACGATTTTAATAACACTCCCAAGGTGTGATAACCAAATAACTTTCCCATATCATTATAATCTAGAGATTAAACTTTGACAGCCCTTGCCTGAGAAATACTTATCGGCAAAACCATATACATAAAATATAATGGTCATTACAAGTATTACAACATTAGCTTCCACCATTTCGTTGGTGGTAAAAACATTCCAGTATACGATATGAATAGCATTTATCCCAAATAGGTAGATGATCATCGGAATACGCCATCTGTAGCAGAGCCAAAAGAATCTGCTCGCAATTATAAGCACAAGCGGATGGATGTAAACGGAAAAATAGATAAATGCTGCCGATACCCAATTCTCCTTAAACCATACGCACATTTCTTTTTCATGAGACGCAAATGTTACCATGCATGCAATATGAAAAAGCATGATAAACAGAGGCATCACTTCACAATAATACTTAAACCAAGTGAGTAGCTTTACGCTGTAGCCTCTACCTGCAAGGATAATGACGTTTATCATTTCGCTAACGTCCATGTCCTTAAACATTATTCTTGACAACTGTACAACACCGACTGATAGAACTAACCGATGTACTTCATCTTCTTCCTCTTTACTCATAAATTCTTCTCCTTTTGTTTTTGTGTTTATTATTTGTTCTTAGTTCCTCATTCTTAATAAGAAGGAAAGTTCTGCAAAAATAAACAATTCTGCACAAAAATATTTATTTTGAGCAATATTTTTATAATTAAACTTTGCAAAAGTAACAATCTGTAAGCAAATTATTCGTATATTTGCACTAATTAAACATTCAAATTTATGAATAAGAAAATTATAGCCTATATACAAGAAAAGGGAGTGCTAAGCAACACTCCCCTTTTTTTATCTATCTAACATCTTTTATTCTATATCCTTATATTCAGACATGGCATCAAAACAAGGACAATACTTCTTCCATTTCTTGCAGTCTGTCCCCCAAATGTCACGGTGGCCCATGATCTTTGCATCCGGGAATTGTTGCTTAAGTCTATGAAGCAGCAAAATGAGAGCATCCTTTTGATCTGGAGTGCGGTTGTCGATAGGCTTGCCGTGGCTGTCGATGCCACCCATATAGGCAACGTTGATAGCAGAGGAGTTATAGCCCTTGACTCCGTTGCTGACCAGCTCTATGGCGAGAAGCTGATGGATGCCACCATTGATGTCAACCACGTAATGATAACCAGGATATTTCCAACCCTTCAGACGAAATTCAGCCTTGAGATCCTCGATGCTCTGACGTTGCGAGCCAGCTGTACAATGAACAAAAATTCTTTCTATTTTTCTCATTTTGAAACAAATAGTAGTTTGCGTTACTTTTTCTCCTCTTCAAGTAGTCCCAGGGCATCTTGGTAGAAGAGAGGGAATCCCTGTCCGAAGTCCTTCAACAGCTTGAACTCCTTATCGTCAAGCTCAACCTCACCATCCGACTTGTATATCTTCATAGCCAATGCCATATAGCCGATGCCTCTGGCGTTTTGGTACATTGCATTTGCCAACTCCTCTCGGATGTCCTTGGTTATAAACTCGTCCTTTTTGATGTTTGTTGCAATCTGCAACGCAGCGAAATTAATCTTCTTCATAATTTTTCTCTTATTTTAAAGGGTTTATAAATCTACTGTTAAAAAGTCTCTGTGTAAATAATGTTATCTTTGACTATCTGATTAAGTCTATAAGTATCAATAATT